TAATAGTGTAGTTTTCTATTTCATACTTTTCACACACTTGTATAACTTCCTCTCTTGTGGTTGGGAAGTTAGGACTATTGCTCTCGAATATCTTATAAGGTTTTATATGTTTCATGTTTATTCTATTTTATTCTATTATTTTATAGTGTTTTTTAATACCTTCTAAGTCAGGCATTTTTAAATCATTATCTCTAATGAAAGTTTCTAATCTATCTAACATAACAGTATCTCTGTTTCTAACTATTTCATAGTCTGTAAAGTCTTCTATCATAAAGATATCAGCATTTTTGATAAAGGTATGTACTAATAAATCTAATGGATTTCCCCTCATAGATATGATACCATTTACTTCTGGGAAGTGTTCTAAATCTTTTAATTTATTATCAGAACAAGAAAAATCACCACCTACTGTTTGTGGACAACCTTCTAATGATTCTAATTCATTTTCATAACATATAAAATTACCATTCACTACTGATGGACTACCTTCTAACGATTTTAATTCATTTTCAAAACAAAGAAAAGAACCATCTAATATTTGTGGACTACCTTCTAATGATATTAATTTATTTTCATAACAACCAAAACCACCACTTACATAATTAAATTTAAGAGGTAAATATTCTAACATTTTAAAACCTAAATGAACGTTATCATCAACATCAATGCTTAAATCATCATTAATAGTGTAGTTTTCTATTTCATACTTTTCACACACTTGTATAACTTCCTCTCTTGTGGTTGGGAAGTTAGGACTATTGCTCTCGAATATCTTATAAGGTTTTATATGTTTCATGTTTATTCTATTATTTTTTTTAATTTCTTTCAAATCCAGCATATCTAAACCATTATCACTTATAAATGTTTGTAACCTGTCTAATATTTTTATAAGGTTTTATATGCTTCATAAAGTATATATTAATTACTTATTTTGTAATGTATTTACTATCCAAAGTCTTCTAATATTTCCTCTTTTAACTCTTTAATTAAAAAATCAATATCTATTTCCATTTGTATAGTATCATCACTACTACCATATTTTAGTTCATGTTCGTTATTCCTTCTCTCAAAACTATTTGACATACCAAATCTGCTATCAGTAACATCATAATCAGAAACAACAACTGATATGTAATAATCCTTACTTCTGAATCTATCATTGTTCATAATGTTTTCTGTGTGATCAGAAAACCTAATTTGTATAGTCTTATAGTCATCATCATTGTAATAAACATCTATCTCATGGTATTTTGTCCTATTTGAATCATATTTTTCTTTGAACCAATCCTCAATCTGTTCCAAAACATTTTCAGAATCATCATTAATTCGATATTCTTCTGACTCCATATTATCAGTATCGATTATATCCCAATTTTTATCATCATCATCAACATCGTCTTTATCCTCATTATCACTGTCATATTCATAGGATACAGAATATGTTATTTCATCTAGCATTTTTGAATGAGTTCTTGTCCTATATACACCATCATCATATTCATATGTTTTCTCATAATATGCTAAGGCATCTTCATAATTATCAAATTCTTCCTTAGCAACTGGGTCGCTTGATACATCAACTACATCAAATATTACCTCATATTTAATTACTTCTTCTACTACTTCCTCAGTACTGTTATATTCTTCGTATAATTTTATATGTTTCATACTATTCTATTATTTTATAGTGGTTTTTAATGGGTTCTAACTCAGGCATCCTTAGATTATTATCTCTTATAAAAGTTTGTAATCTATCTAACATAACAGTATCACCGTTTCTAACTATCTCGTAGTCTACAAAATCTTCTATGAGGAAAGCATTAGCATTTTCTATGAGGAAAGTATTAGCATTTTCCACAAATGTATATACTAATAAATTTACTATATTTCCATATATAATTACCGAACCATTTACTTCTGGAAAATATTCTAAATCGGTTAATTTATTAAAAGAACAATTAAAATGCCCACCTACTGTTTGTGGACTACCTTCTAATGATTCTAGTTTATTATTAAAGCAATTAAAATCACCATTTACTGTTTGTGGACTACCTTCTAATGATACTAACTCATTAAAATAACAATTAAAACGCCCACCTACTGTTTGTGGACAACCTTCTAACGATTTTAATTTATTATCATAACAACTAAAATCACCACTCACATAATTAAATTTAAGTGGTAAGTATTCTAATTTTTCCTTCTCTAAATATACACTACCATCAACACCAATACTTAAATCATCATTAATAGTGTAGTTATTTATTCTATACCTATTACACACTTCTATAACTTCCTCTCTTGTAGTTGGGAAGTTAAGACTAGCATTCTCGAATATTTTGTAAGGTTTTATATGTTTCATATTTATTCTATTGTTTTATAGTATTCTTTAATATTATCCAAATTAGGCATTTCTAAATCAAATCCTTCTATGAATGTTTGAAGCCTATCTAACATAACAGTATCTCTGTTCCTAATTATCTCATAGTCTATAAAGTCTTCTATCATAAAGCTATCAGCATTTTTGATAAAGGTATATACTAGTAAATTTACTGGGTTTGTATTTATGTATATACCACCACTTACTTCTGGGAAATGTTCTAAATCAGTTAAATAATTATCACCACAATTAAAATCACCATCTATTTTTTGTGGACTACCTTCTAGTGTTCTTAATTCGTTATCATAACACATAAAATAACCACCTACTGTTTGTGGACAACCTTCTAGTGATTCTAAATAATTAAAAGAGCATTCAAAAAAACCACCTACTGTTTGTGGACTACCTTTTAATGTTTTTAGTTTATTGTGGTGACAACTAAAACCACCACTCACATAATTAAATTTAAGTGGTAAATATTCTAACCTTTTAAAATTTAAAATAACGTTATGATCAACATCAATACTTAAATCATCATTAATAGTATAGTTCTCTATATCATATTTTTTACAAACTTCTATAACTTCCTCTCTTGTAGTTGGGAAGTTAGGGCTGTTGCTTTCAAATATTTTATAAGGTTTTATATGTTTCATAACCTATATATTAAATAGGTAAGTTGAGTTTGGTTAGGAATATATCCATTTCTTATTACCACAAGACCAGACTCTATAATGTCCCATTTCTTCCATTATCTCATGCTCAAACTTATTCTTATCATAGCCCTGTCTTACAAGTTTATCTTTTCTCCAATTGAAACGATGTTGTCTTATCTTGTTTACTACATACCAATAGCTAGGCTTTGACGTATGTGAATAGTTAAAGTCTAGTTTCTCATACAAATCTCCCTCTGATATCATATTGTCTGAATAAGATTGAACTTCTATGTACTCATAATTATTTAAGAAATACTTAAATAATTTACTAGCACCACCAATCACTGTAGTATGTACCTTATTACAGAATCTTGTCAGCTCCCACATACCTTCTTTATTTTTACCACCTAATGCGAGTCTTAGCTTAGAAAAGGTCATTAATGAACATATCTCATCGCCTAATATAAGTGCTAACCGAACAGATGATTTACAGTCACCTTGTAAGTGATTATCATCTAGAAATTTCTTGGATTCTAAGTAAGTTATTTCTTTAATATAACATTTTCTAGCACCAATTTTACTTGATTTGTTTAATTTGTTTAAAATAAAAGATTTACATATATCTTTTTTTATATTCCAATCATCTTCCCATATAGTTATTAGTCTTATACCAATATCCTTACATTTACTATATTTCTCTAAATGGTAGTTTTTACTTTTAAATTTATCACTATGCCAATACACACCATTAAATTCAAATCCTAAGTTTAACTCAGGTAAATAAACATCTATCTCATTAGGATTTATAGCACTTCTATCATTTTGTATTATAGTACCAGTGTAGTTGTCTTTTATAAAATCATATAACTCTAACTCACATAATGATGGCTTGCTATCTATCGGATGGCAAATTGTACATATTTTTCTATTATTATTAACTCTCCAATAGAATTGATAAGTTAGTATCTCAAAATGCTCCTCACATTCTTTACAATTAAATAATAAGACTGTCTTATCCCCCTTTTTGATGTCTACAAATTCACTATTACTATCATCTGATATGTGAGATTTTATTCTAGACTTATAGTTTTCATAAAATTTATCAATAGTTTTTTTATGTATATCTTTATTAGACCATGGATGTTCTACACCATATCTATCAAGGGATGTTTTTTTATATGATGCTTTGTATGCATCTATATTTTTCTTAAAAGACTCGATTCTTCTTTTTAAGATAACACTGCTTTTATTCGGATTATCAACGCCCCAATTTTTAAGTAATGTTTTCTTTGATTTTGCCATTATATCTTTATTACCCATAGGAGAATTGTGACCATACCTCTGGTTGTTAGTCTTTATTGCCTTATCCTTTATTATTTTTGACTCCGCTGGTGTTTTAGTCCCCCACTTACTTAAAGACTTTTGTTCTTTTTGTTTAATTATATTAGGATCAGATCCAATGCACTTGTTAGAGCAATAGTTATAATAACCAAGAGTCTTATTCTTAAACTTTGTTGGCTTATAGCAGTTAATATTCTTACAAATTGGTAATTTGTTAATGTTATTTATACAAAGATATACTTTTTGTTTAAATGGTATATTATCAATATCGTTATCAACAGACCATTTCAGTATATATTCTAATTCTTTATGATGGGTTTTTAGCAAATAAGATTCTTTACTCATCTTACCAGACTTATCTTCTTTCTTAAATATATTTAAATCCATAATACATATTGTTTTATATATATATCAAATATGCCTATTTTGTTTTAATAAAAAAGGGGATTATTTCAAATAATCCCCTTTTTATTTTTATTATTATCTATTTATAAATCCACCTGCTGATATAGCACCAGTTCTAAGGATAGTAATGTTATTAACAATAATACCCATACCCTTGATTGGCTCAACAAACGTGTCAAGTACACCAATTTGGTTATCTATTATCTCTGGTGTGTTATTTTCATCATCCATCTTATTAAAGAAGTTGAATAAACCATTCTTACTCACATAAGTCTCACATATAACATCTGCTCTTAGTTTAATTTCTGCTCTAACGTCAGGAGTATTATACTTCCATTGGTAATCCAATAACATATTAGATAATTCTCTTTCAAGTTCTATAAGAACCTCTCTAACATGTATAAAAGATAGTGCAGAATTAAACAATGTTTGTGCAGTGTTCTCTGTCTCAATTATATATCCTCTATTTCTTTTGAAAACAATAGGGTTAATTTGTGCTTGATTTAAGAACTCAATATCTTCTTTAGTAAAGTCCATTTCTAGACCTGTGATATTTGTTATTCTACCATTTGTAACACCAGCTGCTATTGTCCAAGGTGTAATAGATGTTATATTAGAAATATGCTTTCTCATATAAGTTGTAGCCACATAAGATGCTGGTGGCATCTCTAATGGACGACCATTATCATTTACAGTAACATAAGGTGTAAAATATCCAACCGATGTATCACCTAATCCTTGTGGGAATGAATATCCAACTGGATTTAGACTTTCTTTATTACCACCATCTGCTAAGAACTCAACACTTAATACACCTTCCAAATCTGTAAAGTTTGGCGATTTTTTAAACTGTCTTAAAGAAGGCATGTTTATAAATCCAAATGCATCTAATCTATCTCCACAAATATCTACCAATTGAGATTTAGAATTTTCTACTAATCCAAGTCCAAAAGAGTCAATTAAATATCTAAAATCAATAGCTTCTTTATTAGTTACTGCTTTAAATAAGGGAGTTCCTTTAGCTACTAAGTTTAGTATTCTATTTTGAGTTTCTTCTGTACCATCTGGTAATGAAGACTCCTTTACTTTAAATCCTTCAAAAACTAAACCTTTATATGTATTAGCATAATTATCTACTGATACAAATCTTGTTGTTTGTCTATCACCATTAAAATCTTCTTTTAATATTTCAGAATCACAAGTAAGTTCAACTAAATTAGTAGTAGTATTATATCTTCTTTTAGAAATAATCCTAGTTAATTCTCTAGGAGTTTTTGTAGATTTCAAGAAATCGCCTATTCTAACCTCAGTATATCTAGACCCATCTATTAATACCTTATTAGGTGTCTCAATGTAATTAACATCATCCTCTAATTCTAGAGTTTGTTTTAAATTACCAAGTTTTGATTTAACTGTAATAGATTTAGTTAAGTTATCACCGTCAATTGCTTCAGTCGCTAACATATCTTTACCAGTTGATTCAAAAATCATATCGCCATTAGCCTCTAAGTACATTTTCATAAATACACCATTCTCAACACCAACTTGGTCAAATGAATCTCTTGTGTTTATAACTCCGTCATTAAATGCATCGTAGAAATCAGAATATTTACCAATTACACCTTCTTCGTTTGATGCTACCTCTCCTTTAGTTTTAGCACCTTCTGATCCTAATATAAATTCATTATCTACTGTATAGAATACTAAGTATCCAGCAAGAACATCCACTAGTTGTGTTTCTGTTAATGGTGTGTTCAATGTAAATTTCTTATTCTGGCTAGTAGCAGTAATTATATCTTCTATTGTTACATTTGCTAAGCTAACATTAAAACCAGTAGAGCCTAAGCTCATAAGGACTTTATCTTTGTTAACATTATCAATTACACTAACCAATCTGTTAAACATCTTAAATCTTCTAGATTGTTGGTAATTAGAAAGAGATACAGTTGTTGCAGTATCTAAAAATTCAATTTCAAATTTACCATTCTCTGTATAACTTACGCTATAATCAACACCAATCACCAAGTCTACAAAGCCAGCTACATCGACTGTTATGTCTTGTATATTTGATGACTCCGTAAATTCTGTACTATCTATAACTATTTCAATTTTACCTAATGCTAATTCAGTAATTGTTACAGGCATATTATTTTCATCATCACTATTCTTTAATGCTATTTCACCCTTTGTATTAACAGTTGCTACCGAACTATATGATACTGGACCACTAGTAGCCTCTGGGTATTGTGAAGCATCTAAGATTAATGTATAAGAACCATCAGTGATATCTATTTTTCTATCCCCAATAACTACAAATGCACCTTCAATAGCTTCATATGTTAATTCTATATTGCTAGCAGTTATAACGAAATCAGTTCTTGTTAATCCAAAAGTTGATCCCTCTGCAAAATATGCTGTTCTATTATTACCGTTTTCAATATTGCCCTCTACTAATGGAGCAGGTGAAACATCAGTATCTGTAAACGCATGTGATGCTTGACCTGTGTAATTTGTTACACCACCCATTATAGCAGTTACATTACCAGGTAAGTCTAAAGGAGTTTGAATAAATTCAATTTCCTCTTTTAAAGTTTCATTATAAGACAAAAAGTCAATTGATTCTACATCTTCATCAGTTGTAGTATTTCCTAACAAGTCAATTAAACCATTATAAGAATCAACCTCTACTGCATCATTATTAAATGCACAGAATAAGCCAGTTCTATCAGTATCTCTGTTTATAATAGTTTCTATAAATATGTTATTTCCATTTGTATCTCTGAAAAAAGGAATAAGTGAAAGACCTTCATAGTATTCTAGAAGATTAATATTTCTATCATTAGCAAAATCTCTTACTCTTTCTTTTATAAGACCATTATTATTGAAATAGCTACTCCATCTGTTATCAACCGCTAGTGATTGGTAATCTGACCAATCCCCACTTACTAAAACAACATCTACTAGGTAGTCTGCTGCGTAGTCTTTACTAGATACATATGGTGGTATTCTATCTTCTGACCCGTACCATTCTAACAAAGTTCTATCAAATCCACTTAGTCTTGATTTAAAAACGAATGCAGTTACTGTCTTATCAGATAGGTTTGTTAAGCTAAATGCTCTTTGATTATCATCTGTTAAGTTTAAGAAAGATTCAGTATCCCTTCTCCAAAAGCCTGTTGTGTCGAAAACTCTTCTATAAGGTCCTTCTTTCAAAACATCATTATTTGTACCAGCAGAAGCTGACAATGTTTTAAATTTAATTGTGTCTAATTCGTCATTAGTTGAGAGTAAATTCAATGCAAAAACTGGTGAAGTTTCTAACATCTTAGAAATCGTTCTATGAAAGAATGATCCTTTTCTTTCCATACCTCTGTCTATTTGTCCAAAAACTGATTCTAAATCATTTATATTTGTCAATCTTACTGGTGTGTTAACTGGTCCTTTTTTAGAAGTACCTATAACGAGGTTAGTTATCCCATCTACTGTTGGTGATGAATTTACTGACTGATCAAATTCTTCTATGAATATACCTGGTCTTTTGTACTTGCCAATTTGAATATTTGCCATATTTTCTATTTAATTTTTTTATTTAGTATATATATAAAAACTAAAAAATGACATTTTTTCTATTTTGGATAATAGCTATTTAATTTTAGATATCCAATCTTTAATATCTTGTTCTATATTATCCATTTTCTCTTTGTGACTTTTCTCTAATACAGGTAATTTTTTACTAGCATCATTAATATCTTTTTTAATTTTAATTATTTGATCATTGACTTTGCTTATTCTATCACTTATATCTTTTGAGATATCATCACTAGCATCTGATAGTCTATCCTTTAACTCATTTTTTTCTATCGATTTATCAGTTTCTCTCTTTTTTAACTTCTCAATACTTCTAGTTATACTAGCTATACTAGAGTAACTAACTAGAAATGGGTTTGTATCTTCATCAGTCCCAATTACCTTATCTAAATCATCTTTAATACTACCATTTTCTAGATCTTGATAAATTTTATCTATTTTTGATTTATTAGAGTTATAATATGATATTTGTGTCTTTACTCTGTCTAATTTTTCTTTAGATAGTTTAACATCTTCACTATCACTATCCTCAACTTCAAAATCTTCTAAGAATAGTTTGTACTTTTTTAAATGTTTCATTTAAATTTTTCTTTTAAATCTTTATAGTTTTTAGAATCCATTGGTCCAAATGCGGTTTTCTCTAAGTCAGTAAACTTGATAGGTTCTTTATTGTTATCAACTAATTGAAATATATTCCTAACATCTTTCAAGTCTTTAAAGTTTTTAGCTATAGTTCTTTCATTGTTTGTGTTAAACATATCAATATTAACTGCTGCTACTTTAATATCAGAACCAGGAGTTATATCAAATAAATCTCTATCCATCTTACCAAAAAACATTGGTTTAGGTCTTAATTCAACATTTTTTATCTTACCAGGTTTAATATTATAGTCTTGGTCTAAATATTTAGAAAAGTTTAAAAATGTTTCTGAATACTTAACATACACATCTTCATCCTCCACTTTAATAACAATAAGGTAAAACATTAATTGCTTTCCTAACAACATACCATATATTGTTCCTTCTGTATCAGTTATTTTACTAACCTCTTCAAAATAAGTGTCTATTACTTCTTTATCAACTTGTGTATTATCTTTAACAGTAGTTTTATCACTATCTTGTGAGTCTTCATTATCTTTACCAACTGTTATGTTGTCAGATCCTATTTTCTTAGGTATTACATCTATTCCAAAGTATTCTTTAAAAAATTCACTTTGAGCATTTCCTTTATAAAGCTTCTCCCCATCTAGAAGTTTCTGTATAAAACTAAGAAGTATTTTACCACCACCTTTAACCTTTCTACCATCACCCAATTCTATTTCAGTATCTTTATCAAATAAAGCTTTATATTTATTATCCCTAATAATATCCTGTATCTTATCCTCAAATTTATTGAATACTTTGTTTATTATAAATGGCCCACCACCAGGATTATCTGGAGTTCCTACATTAGATCCTAAATTAGTATACCTTCTAAACACATTATTAGAGACTTTACCACCACTTCTACCAGAAGGTATAGTTTGTGTTGTATAAACCTTAAAAGCCTTGTTAAACAGCTTTACTATGCTTAATATTGGATCTATTTCAATTTTTTTAATATCTTTTGTAGAATTCTCAACAATATCTTTAATATCATCAGCCTTACTCTTGTCAACAATCCAATTATCTAATACTACGTTTTTATAAAAGAATTTTTGAATTTCTTTCCCATTCGTAGATTTTTCATATACCTTCATAAAGGCATTATATTTAATTATTTTGCTCTCGTTTTTAGAATCTATGCCTGTATCAACTATTCTCTTAAATAACTTATTAAACTTCTTAATAGAACTACCAAAGTCGCCATCTAGTTCTGTTTCTGGTATGCCCATTAATTTTTTAGCAAAATTTGATATCTTACTAGCTATAGACACCCTTTCACTTTCACTAGAATCTATATCAGCACTTTCATTAAATTTATTGCTAAATTTTTTGTATGCTAATTGAAGCTTTCTTCCTAAGTCAATCCAGTATTTTTTAGATTTGCCATCACTATATAGTTTTTTTAGATTTGTTAGAAAATTTTTATCTAGCTTAATGCCATTTTCTTCTGATACTAGTTCTTGTATCTGCTTACTTAGCTTGATGTACTGTTTGTGTTCTCTTGACATACCTTCTATAGCTGCATCTTCATCACTAACTTTATTAGATACGCTAGGTACTCTAGGAACATTTTTATATTCTTCTTCAAGTTCTTCTGCCTTCTCTAGTATATCGGTTATTATGTCTATTAATTTAACCACCTCTTGATGATCTAAATCTGTTTCTTCCTCTGAATCATCGCTTTCAGTTTCAGTTTCATCTTTATCCCCATCATCATTAGTAGAATCACTTTTAATATCTTTTAAATATTCTTCAAAATTAAGAAGACTTTCTTCTAATTCTTTTTTAATACTAGCTCTATCGTTCTTAAATTCATCCATTTCAGATATATAATCTAAAAGGTTCTCTACATTTTCTTTTATTTTACTTATAGACTCTTCGTTGTCAATTATTTCTTTTAGCTTACCCAATAAAAATGATATTTTAAAAAAGTTAAATTCATCTTCTTGCTCACTTCCCTCTATAGCACCAGATGCTAACAATATTTCAAATTCACTATCTATGCCTTTAGCTATTGCCTCAATCCTATTAACATTATAATTAACTGTAAATCTCCTAGCTATAGAATTGAACATTCTACCCACTAATGAATCTCCCCAATTTATGTCATTGCCCAATGGTCCTGATGATCCACCTGACATGTCAAATGCTTCACTTAAGTATATATTTTTTCTTTTTAGGTATTTCATATATGAATTTTTTTATATATATTAAAAATAAAAGACTTGTTTTATTTTTTGATGTCAATATATTTGTTATATTTGTATCAAACCTTAAAACTATTATTATGATTATTTGTATAGATTTAACAGAGATGAGAGATAAAGAATACAGAATACTTCAAGATAAGTATCCTGCTTTATCACCAGATGGTATAAAAAATGCTCAGAAAGCTGGGTTTAGTAAAGTATGGATAACTACGAAGGATGAAGAGTACAGAATAGTTGCCTTTACACATCCAAAATCTTCTAAGGAAGTTTCAGTAATTGATATTGAAATGTTTTTGGAAACTATACAACCAGAAAATTTCCAAGATATTGAAGAAGGTATAATAGATAGTCTTGACACTGACGAAATTCTTGATAAAATATCAAGATTAGGTATAGATAAGATATCATTAATTGAAAAAGAATTTCTAGACAAAAGCCTATAAATACTGATGTTATTTAGTACATAAAGTGATAAAAAAAGCCAAAATAATATTATTTTGGCTTTTTTTATTATATTTTTTTTAATATGTTAATTTTTATCCATAAAATAGATTTTAGATAAAAAGCAATATTAAAATGATAATATATAAAAGTGTAAATTAATAACAAGATGAAATTTAAACAGATTACTTACAAAGATAAAGCCTATAAAAATATTGATACGATAGTAGAGATACTTAAAGAAGAGGAATTCTATTGGTTAATAGACTCCGAAATTTCCAACGCAGTTATAGAAATAAGAAAGAATACTCTAATATGGCATGATGGTGTTTACCTAAGTGGTAATTGGCATTATGGTGTATTTAAAGGGGGTGAATTTTATGGTAATTGGTTAAATGGAATTTTTGAAGATGGGCTTTTTAGTGGTAAGTGGAACAGTGGATTAAGAATATAAGAGTATAAAAAATAATAGATAGCTATGAAAAAAAGAAAAACTTTGGTTAAGATGAATTTATCAGATATAGTTTTTAATGATAATATAGTATCTATTTATAAAACAGAATGTGGTTATTTCTTTGAAATTGGTGAACAAATAACAGATGATGTAGCAGAAGCAGTATCGATATTAATGAAAAGGGTCGATTCAACAGATAGTATATGGAAAACTAGATTGGACGATTTTAAGAAATATTCAGTAATCCCAGAAAAAAGTTTGTACTGGTTATCAGGTGGTCAAAAAGAGTGGGATACACTTGTAAACTACAATAAGCCGTGGTGTGAATCATATATACATTTTCAAGAAAAGTTTGGAACTATGATAGTTGAAGCAGTAGAGAATTCAAAGACATTAGCAGATGTAAAATCTATATTTGAATATGAGCTAAATTTACTTAACATATATGAATTTGCACTAAGCGAAAGTCTAATAAAATGAAAATTTTATATTAAATATATTTATATATCATGATGTTGCATGTTTTTGTAAGTAAAAAGGATTTATTTTAACTAAAATTCTATACAAGTACAAAATTTATATTATAATATCTATATAGTCATGATCTTGCATGTTTTTTAATTAATATATAGATTATGGATAGAGAAAATAAAAAAAGATTAGTGTGTAATAATCCTTGGTGCAAAGCTCCCTTTTACTATGATATTGATAAAGCAATAGAAAAAGATGGAAAAAGTGTATTTCCAAAGGAATGTAGTAAATGCAAAAGCTTTAACTCACAAACAAGTGGTGGAGTAACATGGGAAGATAGAGAATATGAAGATGAACCAAAGGGTGGTGGACAAGAGGAAATAAGGTATACTGAAACTAATAAATATAGCAAATAATATGAAGGCACATTTTTTTGACATTGATACACTTATTAAGATAGATAATTCAGTATGGTTAGTCTCTAAGAATAAACCTTCGATACCCATCATTAAATTAACTGAATCAGAATTCAATTTAATAAAAAAAGGTATCTATAAGAAATATAATTCTATGCTTAATATTGATGATGTTGGATATTGGCTACCAGAAAACCTTTACAACACACTAAAGATTAAGAGTAAAAGTATGAAGTTCAACATAACTGACCTATCATTCTCCTTACAAGAATTTATGAATACAAGTATTATAGAAAATTTAGACTACACTATCTATAAGAAGCATTTTCAGCACCTTAGAAACAAAAACGATGATATATACATAATATGTTCTAAAAAAAGTAAAAGTAGCTACAAAACGATTATAGATAGCTTAGAGAAGGAATTGGGTGATATGAATCTAGTAGTAAAAGATTATTACTTTCTATCAGAAACATTCTATAATAGAGATAAAGATTATATCTCATATCTAAAAACAAGACTCTTATTACAACATTTGTTCGGTTATAAAACTGATGGTGACAAATTTACAGATACAGTTGTTGAGAATTATAACACAGTCCACTTTTATGATGAAAATAAAAAATCTATTGATTTGGCTATTAATATAAACGATGTGTTTACCACAATAATGAGTAATACTAGCGATGATATAAAAAATAATATCCATGACATTACGAATAGAGTAGATAAATACGTTATGGTTAGGGAGGTAACATATAACCAAAGAAACATCTTTAAACAAAAAGATATTCTAATACATGCTAATAATTTAGTGAAAACTTTTGAAACATTTAAGTACTTAAAAATATAATTACTTCTTTTTACCCTTACTTTCTTTTTTATTATTACTCTCTTTCATCATTGCTCCTTTTATAAGGTCATTTAGTTTTCTATTATCAACAATATCACCATCACCTTGTGAATCTTTCGCTTTATCAGATTGTGACTCTAAAACCTCTGAATTTTCAATATCGTCTAATCCCATATCTGTTCTTAGATTCTTATAGAACTTTTCTAAGTCAGTTCTTTGTGTGGATAGAAATTTAGAGTTTTCCCTAACCTGCACAATAGTCTGGTTAACAACTTCGTGCATTCTAGCTGAGCTTTCCCCATTATCAATTTGGCGTAGTTGGTTAAGGAAGTTTTTTCTAGTCATTTTAGCCAAGAATATAGCCTCTGAATATACCATAGCATCTTCCTTCATCTTATTTTTTATATAAGGATGTTGTTTTAGTTTTGGAACATCACTTAGGTATAAGTCTATAAGTGAACTTAAAACCTCCACTGATTGCTGTGATGATGTGCTTAAATCTGCATCATAATCATACAAGCTTATCTCACCAAGGTCTGGTAAATCTTCTGCTTCTGCCAAATGTTTTGATATATCAAAATCATTATTCTCCCCTTGTATTTGATCAAATTCGTCTTGTATCCTACTTTTTTCTTTATCTGTTTTAGACATAGAGCTGTTTTTTTATAATATATATAAAAAAATAAGTCGCTTATGGCAAAGATTAAGAAAGAAAGACAAATGGTATTTAGTAGTGAGAACGTTACCGAGGCTACTGATAAGATAAATGATGGTATAGTACTAAAAAGGTTTCAAAATCCTTGGCTTAAAAACGAAATAGGGTTAAGAAGATCAGGTCTTACATTTAAGATGACAAGTGCCGAACAAGGAGAATACATTAAATGTGCACTAGATATACACCATTTTACCGAAAAATACTGTAAGGTGAAAAGAGAAGATGGTTCTATTGGAGCAATAACACTTAGAGACTATCAAGCTGACATATTAGATAATTTTGTTGATAATCGATTCAATATATTAATGGCTAGTAGGCAGGTGGGTAAGTGCTTGACCTTCAACACTTTATGCGAAATTAAGAGCAAGGAAATTAGAAAAGAATATAGAATTGGTAAACTATATTACTACATGCTTAAGCAAGAAAGATCACTAACATTATTAGAAAAAATAAAAATTAAACTATATGATATTTTATTTTTGCTAGAAAAATAATTTACCTATTTGATAACAAGCCAACATCTTTTTATATATAAAAGCATTTAATAATAAAACAGAATAAATTATGATAATAAATGATAATAAAGAAACTGTAACATGTAGAATATGTGGTGAGCAATGTAAAAGAATATATGGTAAACATTTAAAATTTGCACATAATAATATGACTACTAAAGAATATAAAGAATTGTACGAAGGTGCTCCTATAATGGCATTATCAGATAAGGCTAAGACAACAATTAAAAGTGGTAAGCATATGAAGACAGAAAAGTATAAAAAAATGTTTGCAGATAAAATAAGAGGCAGAAAAAATCCTAATCACAAAGAAAATACAACTGAATTAGAAAGAAAATCGAGAAGTCCATTTTCAAAGAACTTTTCAAAATATGAAGGTATAGAGAATATAGAGAAGCATATAAGTATTTTTGCAAAGGAAGCTATTAAGGATAGAATATCAGATACTACTTTAGAATACTATTTACTGAAAGGTTATGATGAGGAAACATCTAAAAAGATGCTTAGTGAAAGACAAAGTACATTTTCTCTAAAAAAATGTGTAGAAAAATATGGTGATGTTGGTGGTAAGAAAAGATGGCTAGATAGACAAACACTTTGGCAGAAAAATTTGGCAGAAAATGGTAATATGAAATGTGGCTATTCTGAAATATCACAAGACCTATTTAAAAAGATAAGTAAGATTTATACAGATAATGAACTAAAACGTGTACACTATGCAATAAAAAATAAAGAGTTCTTTATATCAGTTAAAGATGTAGGATTTTTCTCATATGACTTCACTGATAGAAAAAGAATGAAAATTATCGAATACAATGGTGATTTATACCATGCAAATCCTAAAACTTTCAAAGAGAACGATTACCCACATCCTTTCTATAAAGAAAGTGGGCCTACTGCAAGGGAAATATGGGATAAAGATAATTTAAAAATAAATATTGCTAAATCAAAAGGATTTGATATTCTAATAATATGGGATACTGAATATAAAAGCAAAAAAGATTTAACTATTAAAAAATGTATAGATTTTTTAAATAATGTATAGATAAAAATAATAAAAAAAATGATTACACTTCTTAAAAAAATATTGATTGAGTTGATAGAAAAATCTATTGAGTTGATAGAAAAATACCAATATAGAAATGTATCATTGGATGAGGATGATATTTCTAAAAAAATATTAAAATCTATATCTTTAATAGATATTAGAGTAAAGACTGATACTGGATATGAGGCAGTATCAGAGATACATTTAACACAACCATTTAATCATTATAATATCAAAACTATTGACGGTCTTAGCTTAACTTGTGCAGATAATCATATATTATTTGATGAATATTTTGATGAAGTATTCTGTAAAGAATTAAAAATAGGCGATACTATAAAGACCAAAAATGGCAATAGTATTGTGAAGCATATAAAAAAGGAAGATTATAAATCATCTATGTTTGATTTATCGGTAGACCATCAGAATCATAGGTTCTACACAAATGGAATACTTTCACACAATACTATATCTGCTTCTATATTTATGCTTCATACAATACTATTCAATAATGATAAAAACATTATGATTGTAGCTAACAAGGGAGATACATCAGTTGAGATTGTTGACAAGATAAAATCCATTTATTCATTACTACCATTTTTTTTAAAACCTGGTATAAAAACATGGAATCAAAAATCACTAACATTTGACAATGGTTGTCGTATTAAGACCTCTGCTAGGACAAAGACTCCAGCTATTGGTTTTACTATTGATGTTCTTTATTTAGATGAATTTGCACATATTCCTTCAAACATAATAGAACCATATTATACTGCGGTTTTTCCAACAGTATCTGCAATAAAAAACTCTAAAATAATAATCACATCTACACCAAATGGTATGAATTTATTTCATAAATTACTTACTAATGCAGAACGACCAGCTGGTGACCCACAAAGAAACAACTACACCCCCATGAGGGTTTACTGGTATCAAGTCCCTGGTAGGTTTGTTACATATATAAGGCTTAATGATCATAAATTATACGAAAACAAAATAGAAAAGGATGATATTCTTAATCAAGTACATAATAAATGGGGTGCTGATACTAAGGTCGAAATGAGTTGGAGTGTTGATTTACAAAAATATGTAATCGAGGTTTATAACAATGATTATTGTCATGATGAGGATGTTGTTGGATTTAATATAAAAACACCCGATGGGAAAGAGATATCTATACTAGAGTTAGCAGAACTTACTACATGGAAGGATGAGGCAATAAAAGATATTGGTGGAGAAGATGCTTTTAACCAAGAATACGGTCTTAGATTTGTAAATGCTAGTAAATCTTTACTAAGTGAAAATATTATAGACCATTTATTGAATAATAAAATTCTTTATGAGTGGGAGGAGATATATGAATTTGAAGATAAGCTAAATTTTTCCTATGAAAATTTAAAATGGGTTGATGATTATGATATATACAACCCTATAAAAAGAAAGGAATATAAAATAGTCTTATCAATTGACCTTGCAGAGGGATTAGGTCAAGATTTTTCTGTTATAAACATATTCAGAATAAGTAATAAAAGTAGAGAGGTCATAGATATACAAAAAGAAAAGTATTCATCAATAAAGGATTTTTTCAAACTAGAACAAATTGGGATATATCGAAGTAATATAATATCTATTAAACAAATGTCAGAATTGCTTTATATATTAGCTTTTGAATATTTTAATCCAGATAACCTTAAAATAGTTTTAGAACTTAACAACTATGGAAATACATTACTAGCAGAACTACCTCATGTTTTTGATGGTATTAATGATTATGGTTCTTCTGTATTTGTTAGATATAAGCACAGAATAGATTCACCAGAAGAAAAGGTAGGACTTAAAGTAACAAGTTTAAAAAATTTACTTATAAAAGACTACCAATCTCTAATGCTTAGTAAATCTTTCTCAATAAATAATGAAGACACCATAAGGGAAATAACCACATTTGTAAAACATACAACTAGTTCTGGCAATATAAAATATGCAGCAGATAATGGAAACGATGATTGCGTTTTGCCAAACACTCTTATAAAGACTATAAATGGTTATAAAAGAATAAAAGATATCAAATTAGGTGAGTTGGTGTTAACACATTTAGGAAATTACAAACCAGTAACAAATATATGTAAAAAAGATTTTGATGGTGTTATGCACAGAATCAAATTTAGAGGCCAACCTAGCTTAGATATAACATATAACCATCCTATATATGTTCCAAAAAATGACTACTCAAAGAAAAATAGAAAGAATTATAATAATTATCTTAAGCGAGAGTGGATTTTACCAAGTGACATTTCTAATAAATCTAGGTGTGTTGTTATAAAATCACCTCTATATACTGGTGATGTTAATAATATCAAATATCAAGAATTATTTGAAAGGAATAAATATTCTCCGTCATCTAATTTTAAAATAAAGGAAATAGAACTAGATAATAATTTTGCTAAGTTTTTAGGCTTATTCTTAGCAGATGGTAACAGTTATAAACCATCTCATAATACTTACCGAATAACTTTAGCCTTTAATGATAAAGATTTAACTCTTATTGATGAAATGAAGGATATAATAAATAACTGGAATTTAAAATATCATGTACAGAATAGAAATAATTGCACTACTGTGATATTTTATAATAGATTCTTATGGGAAATATTTTCTAAATGCTATGATGAAGATAAAGAGAAAATATTCCCCGAAATGCTCTATAACAAACTAGATAAAGAGAAAATGTCCCTAGTCCTAGATTATTGGATAAAGGGAGATGGTTGGCTCTGTGAAACACCTGGTAAGACTAAACATTACATAGGATGTTCAACTAGTTTTCAACTAGCATTGACTATGAGAGATATATCTATATCATTAGACAAACATGCAGTAATATCCTATAATAAAAGACATAGATATGGTAAGCCTACGAAAAGCCAATATTGGGTATCTATTTATGAAGATAGTTTAGAAAGGTCATATATGAGAAAGATTTCTGATTTTGAATATTCGTCAGTACTACAAAGAAATGAAAAGTATAATTATACTGGAACAACTTATAATTTAGAAGTAGAGGATGATAATAGTTATGTAGCAAATGGGATAGTTGTACATAATTGTGTCATGACTATTGTAAATGCTACATCTATATTCGAAAAGAACGAGTTTACAGAGATGATACACGAATGGATGAACAAACATGTTGATAAGGAAATAGTTGATTACATAAATGAGTGTATGAAGAAATCTGATTATATAGAAAGTAATGATTACACACACTTTTTAGATGTGAAGAAAAAAACACTTGGTTCTAGAACTGGTGGTGGATATGGTCAGAGCAAATATAAGTCAAGTAGTGGATATGGAAGACGCAGGTAATCAGCTAGTTTTCCTCCATAGTAACAAGCAGTCCATTATTTGACAATTTTTCTTTCATACTAGAAATAGTCTCATAATCACCATACTTAACATCACAAATACCTTTAAAGTGCACAATGTGTGCACATTGATTTGCTTGTTCTTTTTCATGTCCACATATATTTATCAAACACTTAATAACATGTTCAAATGAATTATGGGAGTCATTGTGTAAATCTAGTCTATATGGACTAGATAATATTTCTTCTACTTCTGTCTTAGTTTCTTCTTTTATCTTTGTCATAGCTATTAATTAAATGTTTTTATAGTTTTGTTAATTGAGTCGATTATTGTAATCTTTATCTTTTGTGTTTCTCCCCACCTAGCGAATTTTTCTAAATGCTCAGCCCTATCATCATACATAGTGAAGTGTTCACATTTAGTATTTTCTATTTGATTTTCAAATAGCTTTACTTTAAATGTAAATGTATCGTGACCACTACATAAATGAACCTCATCAAAGGACATATTGTGGCTTCTAATAATTTCTTCAACACGGGATCTCATTCCCATTACTCTATTCTGTCTCCCAGTAGCCACAATGACGTAAGAATCTGGTCTAGCAACTGCCCTTAGATATTCTTCATAAATCCAATCAACCTTTGGTATATCAAATACACTAGTATCTAAAGAGTCAGGCTTACCCCACCAACCTCGGTGTCCCCAATCCTCACCAGTCTTTTCTTTCCATATAACTTTACCTTCTTTTGGCTCTGGTGTTAAGCACAGTGTTTTATCAAAATCAAAACAGTATAATTCTCTAATCATTTTTTTGACAAATATATAAATAATATGTGGATAATGCAATATAATATATAAGAAAAAAAAATAAAATATATGAAATTAGATAATAAATCAATACTAATAACAGTCTTATTCTTTCTATTAGTATTTTTTATATACAAGGAATATTTCGAAACAGATGATTCATACAAGGAAGATATAGAAAGGCTTAATGCTAAAAATGAGAGTCTTATAGCCAAAAGAGATTCCTTGACATTTGAATTAGATAGTATAAAGGGAGAATATGTTTTATTAAAAGAAATGGATAGTATACTTTCTACAAAGATAGAACAAAGCCAAGATTCTATAATACAAGCTAAGAGAGAAGCATATCTTAGTAAGAAATTATTAAAATCTCTGCAAGCTAAAATAGAAAAGAATAAAAAAGAAATAGATAGCCTAAATAAAGCACCTGATAAAAGTGATGAGAGATTGCTTAAATCTTTAAAAATAAAATTAAATAAATGAGAAAAAAAATAATAATAACTTTGATAGCCATCCTATCAACATTTGCTCTATATGGTCAAGATTATCCTAAATATGAAAAAGATTCTTTAGGTAATCAATATGTTGTTATAACAATGGAACAAGCTAGATATGTTGATACTAAGTTAGATATACTAGAACTTATGGAAAAGAATGACATATTAGGACAAGGCTTGGATTCAATAACAATAAGGGTTGTAAATGATTTAGAGAAAGTTATAGGTGAGCAAGAGATACAAATAACCAATTTATTTGAGTTAGTAAACAATAAAGACGAGCAAATATTAAACTTACAATCACAAATAGCTAATAATATGTTAATAGAAGAAACTTATAGATCACAAGTTGGTAATTTAAATACTAAAGTTGATATATATGAAACACAAGTCGATAAATTAGAGAAAAAAGTGTTTTGGGGTGGTATTAGTAGTATTATTGTTATAATAGGTGCATTCTTAATTGGTGGATCATTATAGCGAAAAAAAGAGAGTTTAAGATATTAATATATAAATTATAAAAATAACAAAAAATATGAAACGCATTCAAAATTTCGAATCACATAGAACAGATAAGAAAGTTAGTAAAGACAAAACACCAAATATAAACGAAAATGTATTTCAAGTAGAAGATACATATAAAGTTAGAACAACTATTGATGTTCCTAAAAGTCTTATAAACGCTTATAGTAAGAAAGTAAAAGATGAAACAGGTGAGGACTTAAAGAAACTTTTTGGCGATTTCGACATTGCAGAAGAGTTAGTTAAGCATGTTGCTAAAAAGTTCTTAGATAATGACATACTATCTTCAAGAGCCTTGATAGGTGGTGATAGTGAAGGTGATCAAGTACAAACACAACCTCAAATCCAAACACAAATGGATGGTAGTCAAGAAGAGATGCAAGATGAAACTCAAATGCAAGGTGGTCAAGAAGAGACGCAAGACGAAACACAAATTCAAGCTGAAGAAGGATTTGACAAAGCACAAATGCAAGATGAAGAAGACCAAACACAACAAGACCAAACACAACAAGCACAAGACGAAGAAGGGTTTGAAGATGTAGAGGAAGATGATGATGAAGATTTACCAATCTAATAACTAAAAATACTAAATAAATAAAATCCCTGTCAAAGAAATGATGGGGATTTTTAATATATAATACTATGAAATACATAAATACATTTGAAAGTAATAGAACTGATGATATTCTTATAATCGTTGATGTTCAAAAAAGTTTTAAAAAGTATTTTACTGATAATTATGTTAAGGAATTAAAAAAGTATTGTAATGAATTTGATGAGGTGTTCCAAATATGGGATAATCACATAAATGGTAAAGTGGGGAACGAATATTTATTTGATCATGACCCAGAAATAAATATTGAGCAGGATTTATATCATTTTCCTAACCAAACTGAAATTATAGAAAAAAGGTATAACTATGATGTTAGTGTAGATTACTATAAAAAGATATTAGATAAAAACACCTATGATAACATAAGGAATAAAGAAAGTAATGATAAACTAAATAAAGGTGATATATTCAAAACAACTAAGGGAACTGCAATTGTATATATTGGAAATAATCATAAATGGTTTCAAATCCCTAAAAAACTATATAAAAGACTAAGTAATGATAAGTATAGAAGATATGTTATAGTAGGTGGTTCTGATACTGAATGTCTAGAAGATGTTTATATTTCTAGTAAATCGATTGGTGTTGATATATCTAGAAACAAAGGATATATATACTCTGGTAAAAATTGTCCTATTAAATAATTATAGTACGCTGGCAAATATCTCTATGTCTCTTATCTTAAAACCAATTACCATATATTCTTGAAACCTATCAGGATCTTCAAAAAATTCAACTTTAAGTTCATACTCAATGTTATCAACCTCTGGAATATAGTCTGCTATTTGTGCTTTAATATCCCCCTCTATAAATTCGGCAGATAATTTAGTTTCGTACAATAGGTTTGGTAAATCAGCACCAAAATTAGGATCGCCTAATAAATCACCCTTATTTGTGAATATTATCATCTCGTACTTCTGCACAATAACTCTTATGACATCATCTTCAACCAATTCTATGTTGTTAAAACTAGGATGCCCAGGGTATTTTATGTAAAAATCGGTAAAACTAAGTGATGCCATTGTTTATATATTAATTTTGTTTATCTTTGCATATAAAATATATAGAATATGAAAGTATTAGAAAATTTTAAAATCAAAGCCAAAGTATTTAAATATAAAATATTTAAAACAGAGCCTCTTGAAAACCTATATAAATACAAAGATCATAGGAGACTACAAACATTCTATCACAAAGGTGTTAAATGTGTAGAATGTGGACACGTAGGAACACAAATAGGTCATGGATTAGATAAGGCAGGGAACATTCATATTGACATATATGATGACAACCTTTATCCATTAAACGTTGACCACATTATCCCTAAGTCTAAGGGCGGTGCTAATCATATTGATAATTACCAACCAATGTGTTATGGATGTAATAACAAAAAGGGTAATGGTGATGAAATTAAGCGAGTGAAAACTAAGAGGCAAATAAAGAACGAATTAAAAAAGTGGTTAAGCGAAAATAGAAAGGCTCAAGATATTAAAGTGGGTGATTTTATATACAAGGCTACTTATGGTGAAGAATTAGGTGTTGTAAATAAGATAATAGAACACACACATCATAAAGGAAATGTAGGTGTTATGGTAGTTGGTAATGATGTATCTATATACACATCTTCACATGTATTTAAAAATTTAGATTAAAATTTTTCTAAGTTTACCAATTACTGTTAGACCAAGAACTATAGGATCAGTCGAGTTTTCTAATAAATTAGAATAGTCAGATATTATAAAATTACACTCAAATAATTTATCTATATTTTTGTTTCCATCAATTGACCAATCTATGAATGGCTTACCTAAAAGCTTAATCATAACATCTATTCTTTCAGAGCCAAATTTAGACATCAAAAAATGATATATTTGCTCATAATCTAGTTCGGAATTATACAGTACCTCATAAAGTTCTAGTTTAACCACGTTTGATACATTAGATGAACTAGAAGATGTGCCACCTGTTCTTATATAACTTTGAACCTCCTCGATTGTTGATCTAAAGTCTGGGAATTTCTTTGTTACTATTTTTATTAGATCCTCTTTGGGTATAGTATTACCTTCGCTTGGTAATATTTCGTTTTGAATTTTTTTGAAAATTTCTTTTTTTAAAAACTTTTCTTCCTCTATATTCTCACAATCAAAATTTATCTGTGGGATTCTAGACTTTATACCATCCGATATCTTATTGATATGGTTCGTGGTTATTATAAATCTAACACCATTTTTACTATATTTTTCAATGAATGCTTTAAATGCATCCTGAAATTGTATAGAAACTCTCTCAAACTCATCTAAAAAAACATATTTAGTTCCATCACCAGCATCTATCATTGGTGTGAATCTACAAAAATCCTCTATTTCATTCCTAAGTACATCAATGGATGTGTATAAGGAACTATTTATCTCTATATAAGGTTTATCTTTTGTGTATCTACCAACCAGTATCCTAGATAATGATGTTTTCCCAGTTCCGTAATGTCCATAGAATATATAATTTCCTTCTATCCCATTTTCAAAATGTTTTTTAATTCTAGGAAGAAGTATCATATCTTCTACCTTTTTAGGTCTCCACTTCTCCCATAGGAGTAATTTGTTCACACTCATGTCTTTTTGTTTAGTATTGTATACATTACTTATTAATTAGATTAGAGAAAGTTTAATTTAATATATAAAAATATGATAGGAAATAGAAAAAACATGGATGACACATTCTTTAGAGACTTAACAGTTTGTGTATTAGATACACTTGAGGGTAGCCTAAGATGGGTAAATAGATTCTCATCTGGTGATTATGCAGTTGAGGTACCAATGTATTACTCTATGACGGGTGATGAGAGGTTTTTATTAGACAGTTTCCAAGATGATATAGCATCTGGTAGTAGAAAAGTTGAACTAAACACGGATATTATACCAAGAGGACATATATCCCTTAAATCATTTAATGTAAGATCTGATGAATTTGCAAATCCAAATGTTTGGTTAAGAACAGTAGTTGAGAATAAAATAGAGGTTAGAAAAACACTTAATAGAGTAAGAGCAGTACCTGTAAGTGTATTATATGACCTAGAAATAACGTTAGCTAATGAAATAGACACATTTAAGTGTAGTCAAGCACTATTGGATACACTTTGGTTATATAGATTTATGTATTTTGAGCATAACTATATGAACATAGATGCAGTTCTTTTAACACCAGATGAATCTAATATAGAAATAACTCGTGAAAAGGACTTATCTTCAAGTAATGAAATAAAAATGTCAATATCATTTGAGGTACAAACATACTACCCAGCGTTTAGAAAAGACAAAATAGACACACCTGGTTATACTAAAGAGGGAGATGGTATGACTGACCAAAACGGTTATCAAACAACTGGTGGATATAGTGATTACTTTAGCCCTGATCAAGATTTTGTAGGTAATCCAGGGGGTAAGGGTAGCTTTACAGACAAGAGTAGTTGGCCTTATGTTAATTCAGAAGATGGATACTCCATTAGTCCTAAGAAAAGTAAGTGGTACAACAATATACTAAAAGCAAGAGAAAGGAATGCTCCACAAGATAGCAATCCTAACGGAGAATCCCCAAGTGATAGACAAAATAATAAATAAATAGAAAAAAATGGCTTTTTGCTATTAATATATACAATATAGAAAAAAAATAAAATAATAACACATGAAGAATCTTAAACTAGAGTTGTTTAACTTCAAAAGAGAACTTTCGCTTGATCAAGAAGAAATCTCTAATATAGTAGAGGGACATATGAATGTTTGTAACGATGAATCAGAGAAAAATATTATTACTTCTTTGAATGAAAGGTTGAAACCTTATACATACGACAAACAAGTAAAATCTCTGCTAGAAGGGTTAAACACCGATATGGATGAGTATCAACTTTTATACGAACTTAAAAACTTGTATAATGTTCTTAATTCCAAAAACCAAGGAGAATTATATAGACAGCCTATAAACGTTCTTCTAGAAACAATTAACCTTCAATCAGACCAAGACAGAATGTCAAAAGTTCTTAATGAGTTATCGATATATGAGTGGGTGCCAGAGATAAAACTATTTGTACATAACTTAACTTCTTCACCTGAGAAAAAATCAAATTTACTTAGTGGTGGTCAGGGAGAGTCAGTTCACACAATAGTAGAACAAGTAGAGAATGGTCATATAGCACTTGTCAAAGATTCATGGTTTCTATTAACAGAAGATGCAATTGAGAAAACACTATTAGAAGATCATATAAAAGAAGAATCAGAACTTAGAAAATTAAGATTGATTGAATCTGCTATGACATATGCTCAAATAGATAATGATAAAATAAATTTTAGAATTTCTGAACATTTAACTATAGGTCTTGGTGTAGATAATAAATCTATTTATATTAATGATGATGAACTTGAAGATGAAAGTACATTAGAATCATTATTTAATTCACCTATTATACCAATTATAAACAAGAACTTCTATCCAGTTATTCAAGAAGTTGCTAAAAATATGGATAAATTTGTAGAACTAGACGTTGTTAAAAAAATTGATAACTTAATAAATCCTTATTTAGAATGTTATGCCTTTAACTATAAGAACGCAACCTTCTTATATAGATGTGATGAGAGATATGGAAATAGCTTCTTTCAATTTGAATCTGCAATCGAATTAGTAAATGAAGTCCGAAACGAACTTAACTACGATTTAACTTATTTTTATGAGAATAAGTTGGGTAAAGAAACAATGGTTAAGAGAAAACTAGAAGATAAGGAAAGAGAAATCACTTTAAAACTAGAGGATGTCAATTTTAACATTGAAAAAGTAAAGGGTTCTATACAAATGATTGGGGAGTCTACTACACTTTCTACTGCATTGGTAAATCTAGAGAAAAGACATAAAAATCTTAAGTCCGAATTAGGTGGGGTAAAAGAACTTCAATATAATGAAAAAGTGAAGTTAAGTAAATAAATACATTAAAAGTTTTTAAATTAAAAAGCTCTTGTTATTCAAGAGCTTTTTTTGTTTGAAACTTCCAAAGACAAATTGCATATAAGAATTAAGCTATGATAATAAAAAAGACCATAACAATAAAGACCAAAGGGTGTAGAAAGATAAAATATTATAAATCACTTGGGTATGAAGTTCATAAAGATGAAATAGAAATAAAAATAGAACATATATCCAAGGGATCAAGGCTCGATGTGGATGTATCTTGTGATTTTTGTAACAAGGAAGTCAATATACAGATAAAAGAGTATTTTAGAAATATATCAAATGGTAGTAAGTATGCCTGTTGTATGAAGTGTGGATCTCTAAAGGCTAAAGAAACTAGTATAAAAAAATACGGTGTAGACCACCCTATGATGCTAGAAGAAATACAAGAAAGCGTTAAAAAGACCAATATAGAAAAATATGGTGTTGAATACTTACAACAATCAAAAAAAATAAGAAAAAAGTCATCCCAAACATTAATTGATAAGTATGGAGTAGACCATATATCTAAATCAAAGCATTTTAAAAATAAATTTAAAGAAACTTGTCTTAAAAATCATGGTGTCGAGTATCCAATGATGTCAAAAAAAGTAAGAGATAAATCAAGGACTACAAACATAAGAAAATATGGTGTTGAAAATCCTTCAATGTTAGAAAGTGTTAGACAAAGTGTTAATAAGACTAATAAGGATAGGTATGGTCAATCTAACTATTTACTATCTGATGATTTTAAAACAAAAAATAAAAAGACTATGTCTAATAAATGGGATTGTGATAATATTATGAAATCTGATATATTCAGACCAGGAAAGTTCTCAATATCTAGTGATGATAATTACATTAAGTATATTGATAATGGTATCTCTTTGATGAGGTGTTACAAAGAACATGATTATAAAATACATATAGATAATTATTTAAAAAGGTCAAGGTCTAACCTACCACTTTGTACTACATGTTATCCCATAAGCAGTTCACAATCAATAAAAGAAAAAGAACTACTAGAATATATAACTTCTAAATATAATGGTTCTATAATAAAATCTTATAGAGATGGTTTAGAAATAGATGTTTACTTACCAGAACTTAATATAGGTTTTGAATTTAATGGATTATACTGGCATTCAGAAGAATATAAAGAAAAAAACTATCACTATGATAAGAGTAAATATTTTCTTGATAAAGGAATCAGAATAATACATATATGGGAAGATGATTGGGTAAATAATATAGAAATACTAAAATCACAAATATGTAACTGGTTGAGTATAAGTAATAAAATAGGTGCTAGAAAATGTGTTATAAAAGAAATAAAAAATACGAAGATTGTAACTAATTTCTTAGACAAAAATCATATACAGGGAAGAGCAAAATCCTCACTAAAATTGGGACTGTACCACAATGAAGAATTGGTTAGTATAATGACCTTTGATCATTTAGAAGGTAGAAAAAGAATGATGAGTGATGAGTGGAATCTTAACAGATTCTGTAATAAAAAGAATACTTCTGTAATTGGAGGTGCTAGTAAATTATTGAGTTATTTCGTTAAAAATCACAGTCCCAAAAGATTAATAAGTTATGCTGATAGCGACTGGTCTGATGGTGGTCTATATAAAAACTTAGGATTTGTGAAAATTAAAGAAACAAAACCAGACTATAAATATATCGTTGGTTGTAAGAGAATACATAAGTCAAATTATAAAAAATCTAATTTAAATACAAATCTAACAGAAAGTAAATTTATGAAAGATAATAACTATAAGAAGATATGGGACTGTGGTAAAATAAAATTTGAGAAAAAATATTAAAAAGCTCTTGTTATTCAAGAGCTTTTTTGTTATACAAAACCATCTGTGAGAAATTCTGATACGTGTATAGGATTCATATCATAATCTCTTACTTTTTCTAGAGTAGAGTGTGTGTCTTCTATAAGACATACATCCCTTTTCTCTAGCTTTAACTTTAATCTAAGATTATCTAACATCTCTGCTTTGTGCCTACCCGAATTTACAAAAAATCTCTTATCCTTGTCTATGTTGAAATGCTTATCTAACCACTCATTTTTATCTATATACGAAAGTGAATTTGGAATTGCTGATAATATATAGATATTTCTTCCTTCTTCTTTTAATTTTTCTAGTTTATCAATTACGGGGTTTACTGGTAATAGCGTTTTGAATATTTCATTATTAACAAAATCTACTTTGTCCTCATATGTAGGTAGTAAAGATAATCCAGCTATAACACCATCCATATCTACAAATATGTTTTTATTAGAAAAGTGATTAACAACAGTTGAAATATCACAAATTTCTGATATTCTATTAAATTGTATATTCTCTTTGGCTGCTTTTCTTATTATATCAATGTGTGGTACTTTCCTCTCACGTTTTTCATTTCTGCTAAGACATACTTGTAAAGGGGTTTTGATATGAATTAATTCTGTTTTATACCCATTGTCCTTAAGCATATTAATTATTCTGATGGTATAGCTATTGTTAATACCACCACCATCCATAACAATCTTAGACAACCCTTGTTTAGCTAGAGTAATTATCTCTTCCTCTGCCATTTTTGTACTCCACAAATGCACATGTTCTGGGACGTTGTGATTATAGTCAGGGTGTGTTAGCTTTATATTATCAGCAGATACAACCTTAATACCAACCCAGTCTTTTTTCTTTCTAGATTCAATATACATAGATTTACCTGACAATGGCAACCCTATAAATATAAATGCTTTTTTCATATTTTAAGTTTTATACAAATATAATAAAAATAAACTACTTATCACCAATTATTTGTTACATATTTTAACTTAATATATAGCCTATATGAAAAAAGCAAACTTTTATGAAGAAGTTACAGAACTAATTAATTATAATTTTTCATATTTCGAATATACTAACAATACAACTAAATCCATTATAGTCTGCAATAAACACAAAACTAAATTTTCTAGAAACTTAAAACAAATAAGAAAAGGCAACCTGTGTCCATTATGCTCTACAAAAGTAAAGACAACAGATAAATTCATACAAGAGTCTAAGAGAGTATGGGGAGAACATAAATGGGATTATTCAAAAACTATGTACAAGTGTTCTAGGAGTAAATTAACAATAGGTTGCCGAAGTCATGGTACTTATTTTCAAATTTATCCTAAACAACATCTAAACCAAGAAAAAGATTGTGATGTATGTAAAAGGGCAAAACTACAAGCTGACTTTATAGATAGTTCTAAAAGTATATGGGGAGAACATAAATGGGATTATTCTAATGTTAATTATACAAATAACAAAACACATGTTGATATAATATGTGTTAAGCATGGCATTTTTAGCCAAAGACCTGATAATCACTTATATAACATGAATGGATGTCCAGACTGTAATAAGTCAAAGGGGGAGAGTATGATAAGTATTTTTCTAGACAAAAATAAAATATTATATGAATTTCAAAAATCCTTTAATGGTTGTGTAAATAAGCTTCCTTTAAGATTTGATTTCTATATACCAAAATACAATATTTGTATTGAATATAATGGTGAGCAACACTATAAGCCAGTAAAATACTTTGGTGGTGTTAAAAATTTGGAATATAATAGAAAAAAAGATAAGATAAAGCAAGAATTTTGTGCAAATAATAGAATAAATCTATTAATAATCAAATATGACGAATCTGTTAATGAAAAGTTAAAACTTATTGATAAAAATATATATAATATATATAAAAATAATAGAACATAAATGTATTTAAACAACAAAGAACTATATGTAGAAATAATAATATCAAAAGCAAGAGGTAAGCTTACTAGAAAGGCTGAGAAGATGCTAGAATTACTAGGAAATAAAACCATTAAGAAAATGAGGTACTGGTCAAATGATGATAAAATGGATTGCTACCAATCAGGCGTTTTAGACATGTACCAAAATTGGTATAACTTTAACGAAGCTAAGTCAGTAAATGCCTTTGCATACTTCACAGAAATATTTAAACGAGGGTTAGCTAAGGGATTTAATGAACTCTATAAAAAGAAAGGCGATGGTGATAATCTAATAAAGGTACTATCAATAGAGGGTTCTAACGATGGTAATGGTATTCATTCTCTATAATTTATATTTTCACACCCTTTAGCAACAACTCTTTTAGATATATAGATATAACATATAATGATAAAAGAAAAAAAGATAAAGATAAAGGGTCACTCTAGGAATATAAAATATTACAAATCATTTGGATATGATATTAGTGTTGGTAAATATATAGATATAAGCGTAGAACACTTGTCTAAGGGAACTTCATCTAAGATTACATGTATATGCCAAAACTGTAACAAAGAAGTCTCTAATGGCTTTAAAGACTACTGGAATTACACGAATGGTCTAAGTGGGATATATTATTGCAACTCTTGTAAAAAGATAAAATCTGAAAAGACTTCTCTTAAAAAGTATGGTGTTAAAAATCCAATGCAATCAGAAGAAGTTAAACAAACTCTTAAGAAAAGCCTTCTAGACAAATATAATGTTTCCCACTATTCTAAGACGAAAGAATGGAAGGATAAGTTCGTACAAACATCTTTAGATAGGTATGGTGTTACTAATCCTTCTAAGTCTATTGACGTTATTAACAAAATAAAAGAAACTAATCAAAAGAACTTAGGTGTAGACTGGTCTATGCAAAGTAAATCGACTATATCCAAATCAAGAAAATCATTTAATGATAAATATGGTGTAGATTGGATATCCAAATCAGACTACTATAAAGACAAAATAAAAGAAACTTCTATAGAGAAATGGGGTGTTAGTAATTATTCAAAAACTATAGAATATAAAGAGAAGGTAAAATCTACAAATTTTTCAAACTGGGGTGGGCATCCTTCTAAGAATGAAAATTTTAAGTTAAAGGCAAAGAATACTAAACAGAGAAAAACATTTAAAAGATATGCAGAACTAATATCAGATAAGTATATACTTAATTCATATAAAAATGAGACATTCTCATTAATACATAAAGAATGTAATAATACCTTTGATATAAACAAAGGTTTATTAAGAGCAAGGTTTAACTCATGTAAGATGATATGTACACAATGCAACCCAGTTGGTGTATTATATTCTAACCTCGAAACACAAGTTGGTTCTTTTATAGAGAGTCTAGGAATTGGCTATATAAAAAATGATAAAAAAATACTAAAAGGTAAGGAGATTGATATATACATACCAGAATATAATATAGCTATTGAGTGTAACGGCATATACTGGCACTCTGAACTATTCAAAAGTAGTGATTATCATATCAGTAAAACAAATAAGTGCAATGAAGAGGGGATATCTCTGCTACATATATGGGAGGACGACTGGGATAGCAAGAAAGAAATAATAAAATCAATCATAAGGAATAGATTGGGTAAAGTAAATAATAGAATATATGCTAGAAAATGTGATATAAGAGAGGTCAATACCAAAGATTATAAATTATTTCTAAACAATAATCATATACAAGGATATGCATCTTCTTCAATAAACTTAGGATTATATTTTAATGATGAGTTAGTTAGTTTAATGACATTCGGATGGAGGAGAACAAACAATAAAAAAGAATATGAATTAATTAGGTTTTGTAATGAATTAAATACTAGTGTTATTGGTGGTGCTTCTAAACTATTTAAGTATTTCGTAGACAATACTAAGTTTGAATATTTAATATCATATGCCGACATATCATTATTTGGTGGTGGTGTCTATAAAAAGTTAGGTTTTGTTTTTGATACATTATCTAAACCTAATTATTTTTGGGTTATAAATGGGAAAAGAATACACAGATATAATTACTCTAAAAGAAAGCTAGTAAAACAAGGATTTGATAAAGATAAGACTGAGTTAGAAATAATGAACGAAAGGGGTTATTATAGAATATTTTCGACTGGTCAAGAAAAATGGCTATATAAAAGTTAAACATTTAAATTAATTCATATATAATAATCACAAATAATAATATATGACAAGAGCTGTTTTACAACTATGGGAAGAAAGTGAAAAGAATAATAACAGACCATGTGGTTGTTCCATACATTCAGATTTACAATCTAGAGACAAATATTTAAAATCAATCTATAGTGGCAGGAATAAAGTCCCAGAATACTACGAGAGAGCTATTGGTGAGCCTATTGATGTTTTATTAAAATCTAATTTAATAAAAGGCTTAGAAACAGTTAAGCTTATGAGACATGAGATGAATAATTTACTAAACCTAAACGAGATATTAGTTATTTAAACGCCATACTGCTTTAGATGCTCTTCTGTTATTATTATAAACTTATAACCTTTTTTATCACACCACTTTATCATTGCCTCCCACTTGCTTCTGTTTGTATGTGCCATTTTTAGGTCGTATTCAAAATTCTCCAACTTCTTTAAGCCATTTTCTGGTACTTTTAGCTTATTCTCCATAAGCATTTGTACAGTTCTGTACTCTTTCATAGGCTTAACTTCAACAACTACTTGTTTTAAAACACCATCACTACCTCTTAGTTCATAGTAGAAATCTGGGTAGTAAGTATGTTGTTTTAAAGCACCAGAACTTGGATTCATTTTTTGGTAGCTTATCTTCAAACATTCTGCACCCCATTTCTTAACATTATCATTCATGTCTAAGTAAACCATAAATCTTTGTTCTAGACCACTTCTGAAATAGACACCACCTTCTGAATTCATTTTAACTATCTTATCTCTATTCTTAGGTCTATAATTACCTTGGTGATACTTTTTGTTATTTGGTTTTGAGTTTAACATATTGTATATATTAAGAAATGTTCTTTTTCTAAAATAATATATATACTATGGCAGAACTATTTAAACGAACAAAGCTAGATTTATTATTACATGGTAATAGTATTTCTGATAATTTCAAGAACAACAGCTTATACTTTTATGAGCAATATACAAAAACTACAAAAGAGTTTAATGCAATACCAGTTTCTAAAATGTCAAATGGTGGATTCTATTTTTTACATTACCAAGATGAGTCTAATTGGATGAAATACTCGCCAATATTTCTAGCAGATTATAGAAAGATGTCTGGGAAGGTTATAGCATTTGGTGTTAACTTTAATTTTATACCATTAGAGGTTAGGGTATTATTATTTGATAAGTACATAACAGAGAAAGATTTTGAAGATAATAACTATCTAAAAGTAGACCTACAAGGTATATATGATGAACTTAGGAGGTTGGGATTTGAATATGCTCTTAATGAATATGATGTATCTAGAATAAAAGTAGTTCATAAAGTTAGCTTAGACATACTTCCAAGATTCTTATACCACCAACATCCAAAAAATAAATATGATCCTATGAAGCTTATGCAAATATGGGAAGCTAAGCTAGCTAAAAGAGAACAGAGACATAGAGAGATGACATTATCATTATTAAGCGATTTTTATGATGTTAATTCTGAGATATCTGAAAAATACGATGTCCTTAAAGGACATATAAAAAGATTACAAAGAAATATTAAAAAGTATTAACCCTTGTTAATCAAGCGATTAATGGGAGGTTTGTAACTTAATATATAATGTAAATACAAATCATAAATGGCAACATATAATACTACTAGTTCAGATTTTGGTACTGCAAATTCAGCAATAGAGAATAAAGGAATCTTTAGTAAAATACTTAGAAATCTTTCAAATTATGGAATGAATTATAATGATATGATTATAAGAAACCAAGTAGGTATAGGAATCAATGAAGATCCTTATTCATCAAAGGGAAATTCTCTCTATGATTTCTTCAGCCAAAGGGCCGTATCATCTGTATTAAGTAGAAAATCTATTCCGTATCTTGACAAATCATATGCTGATAAAAGAAGAATACTTAGAGAGTATTCTATAAAGGATGATATAAGAGATTTTGTATCTTCTGTGTGTGATGAATGTATAGTATATAACGATGAAAGTGATTTTTGTTCAGCAAGATCACTTTCAAATGAATATTCACAAGAGATACAAGATAAATATCTAGAATATTTCAAAAAAGTTTATACTAAGTATGGATTTTCTGACAATATTACTGCGTGGAATATGATGAAAGATTTCTTAATCGATGGCTATTTAGCATCAGAAATAATCTTTGATGATAAAAAGAAGAATATTATTGGATTTAATGGATTAAGACCAGATACATTAGTACCTGCTTATGAACCTAATGTTGGACACTTATGGATACAATATCCAGAAGATCCACAGTTAAGAAGAATATTTCTAGATTCACAGATAGTTTATATATCATATTCTACACAAAATGATTATTCAGAAACTTCTTATGTGGAGGGTCTTATAAAACCATATAACCAACTTAAAATACTTGAACAGACAAGAATAATGTTTAACGTATTAAATGCTCAAGTTTATCAAAAATTTACAGTTCCTATTAAGGGAATGTCTAGACAAAGAGCAGAAGAACAAATAGGACAATTAATACATGACTATTCAGAAGACGTAGAATGGGATGATGATTTAGGAACATTATCTATGAATGGTTCTAAACAATTGCATTATAATAAACAAATATGGTTCCCAGAGGGTGATGCAGGTACTCCTAATATGGAACTTGTTAAGCAAGAAGGTCATGATTTAAATGATGAAACTATGTTAAATTGGTTTTACAGAGCACTCAAAAGAGCTTCTAAAATACCTGTACAGAGATTCGAGTCTGAAAATGGTGGTGGTAATTTATTTACCGATGCATCAGATATGACCAGAGATGAGATAAAATTTCATAACTTTATTAGTAGACTTAGAGCGAATTTTAAAGAAATGATTGTCAAACCAGTGAGGTTACAACTGCTTATAGAATTCCCAGAACTTACTGATGATGAAAACTTTATAAACCAAATAGACATATACTTCTATAGCAATCAAACATTTGAGGACTGGAAGAAGATAAATAATATGTCTAAAAAGGCAGATGTTGTTAGTAGCTTATTAGGGGTTATGAGAAATGAAGAACAGCCATACTTTCATATAGAATGGATTATGGACAATGTGTTTAAATTAACACCAGAAGAGAAAGCAGAGAATGAAAGATACTGGGCTAGAGATAATAATAAAGGTGCTGGTTCGGCAGATGGTGTTGAAGGTTTCGAAGGTGAGGGAGGTGCTCCCATGGATGGTGGGCCAGGTGACACAGACGACTCTGTAATAGATGACGGTGGTGATGATTTAGATATTGGTGGCACAGATAATCCAAGTCCAGATACTGGTGGTGGTGATGAGTTTGAGTTCTAAAATAATTATGGATTGGTACAAAAATAAAAACATGACTGAATATTCAGTCATGTTTTTTTTGTGCTAGTTTTTGTTCTAATTAAAACTTTTTAAAGTTTATCTGTTTCTTATCCAAGTCCACATTATCTACAACAATTGTAATTTCATCACCCAGTGATAGTTTATCACCTAGTTTATTATCGGCTGTATATTTCTTAGTATCTATTCTCCACTTACCATCTCCTAAATCATTTGGTGCTATCATACCCTCACATTTATTATCTGTTAATTCTACATATATGCCCCAGTCAGTAACACCAGTGATGACACCTTGGAATATTTGTCCAATCTTGTCCATTAGAAATTCAACTTGCTTGTATTTTATAGAATCCCTCTGAGCCTTAGATGCTATTATTTCTCTTTGTGAACACCACTCTGCATCTTCTTCAATAGATAGAGGATTAGACTTAGGTTTATTCTCTAATAAGCCTAACAATAGCCTATGTGTTATAAGATCAGGGTATCTTCTTATTGGAGATGTAAAATGTGAGTAGTGTGAAAATCCTAACCCATAATGTCCAATATTCTTTATAGTATAATATGCCTTAGACATAGACCTAGTTACTAGTGTCTGTATCATATTTTCTTCTGGTTGGTCTTTTATCTCTATTAGTAATTTATTCAACTCCTTTTTTAAATCATTAGAAGTTTTCTCTAAGTCTACACTATAGCCAAAACTTTCACATATATCTGCTAGTGCATTAAGTTTCTCAATAGAAGGAGTGTTGTGCACTCTATAAACACCTGTTCTTTGTGTATTTGATAGCTTCTTAGCAACTGCTTTGTTGGCTAGTAACATATATTCCTCTATAAGCTTATTAGCCTCTTTCTGTACCTTATAATAAACACCTATTGGTTTTTTATTATCTGGTGCTAACTTAAATTGTATTTCTACACCACCCATTTCTATTGAACCTTCTCCAATTCTTTTCTTTCTTATTTTCCTTGCAATTGTGTCTAATATCCTAACTTCGTAATCTAATACATGGCTATCTCCCTCTATTATACTTTGTGCTTCTGCATATGTAAATCTATTATCTGAATTTATTATTGTCTTACCAAACCATTCTTTTAATACCTTACCATCCTCATTTATAGTTAAGATTACAGAAAATGCTAATCTATCTACATGTGGCTTCAAAGAACATATGTCATTACTTAAAACCTCTGGTAGCATTGGTATAACTCTATCAACGAGATATACCGATGTTGCTCTTTTAATAGCCTCATCATTTAGTAAAGTTCCGTCCTTTACATAATGTCCAACATCTGCTATATGAATACCTACTTCTATTAAACCACTTTCAATATTCTTAACTGAAAGTGCATCATCAAAATCCTTGGCACTCTTTGGATCAATAGTGAATGTCTTAATTCCCCTCATATCTCTCCTTTCGCTAATATCTTTCATTGATATTTCCTTTGGGATTTTGGATGCTTCCTTCTCAACATCTCTAGGAAACTCTACTGGTAGATTATAATCATGCATTATTGAGTTCATTTCTGCATTATTTTCACCAGAGTCTCCCAATATCTCAATTATCTTCCCTTGTGGTGATTTACCATCATTCCATTTAGTAAACTCTACTATTACCTTCTGTCCATTTTTACAAGTTAAACCACCCTTTATATAGAAGTCAACAGGTGTTTTATTATCATCAGCAACTACAAAAATAGTCTTTTTCCCTACTCTTGCCTTACCTACAAATGTTTTCCTATTTCTCTTTAATACCTCGATTACTTCAGCTTCTTGCCTTGATTTATTTTTATAAACATTTACACTCACTAAATCCTTATTTAAAGCATTTAAAGTCTTGCTTTTGTGTATGTATATCTTAGTTTTATCAATTTCTATTGATGCATTCCCATTCACTGAGAAGTTTATAACACCTTCTTTTTTATTATTTTCCATGTTTATTATATATTTTTAAAAAGTAAAGTTTTAACTTAATATATACTTCGTGGGAAATATTAAATTATATGAGGACTTTAAAAGTGATAAAGAAAAGATAAGCCAAATAAAAGAATTTGTTACAACACACGGTATAGTAAACTATACTATAAATGATGACTACTCAATAGATATAAATGATAACTTCCAAACCTCTATATTTGATAAAGTTGGATATATGCTACCTATAAAAATAAATAAAGTTAAATTTTCTTTTAATGCATACAAGTCAGGTATATTTAGCCTAAATAATGGACCAACAGAGGTTGGTGGTGATTATAGTTGTGCTATGAATAATCTAAAAACACTTAAAGGTGGTCCTAGTAAAGTAGGTCATCATTATGACTTTGCTGGTAATGAAATAAAAAGTTTTAAATATCTACCAGAAGTTATAAACGGTGGTCTGTTTTGTGGTAACAATAAAATAGAATCGTTTGATTATATATCAAAAAGAATAGAGGGGGATTTAGACATTAGTAATAATAACATAACATCATTTGAAGGATTTCCAGAAGTTGGTGGGGATATAAAAATGTATGGTAATCCATTATTCTACCTATATAATTATTTTAAAAATCAACCTATGATGGGTGAGATTAGAAACAATTCTCTTACAGATGAAGAACTAATCGAAGAATTTCAAGAATTTGAAGTTATAAGAGGCAAAAACACTATTCTATACGATAGGCTTTATAGCTTTTTAGATGGTTTTGGATTTGAAGTACCACCTATAGATAAAGTTAGGGGAATAGATGGATATAATGTTATTGATTAAGATTTTTCTTTAGAAGAACTAGATGATTTTATTTTCTTTTTTAAATCTTCATTTTGAATAGGATAATCTACACCAAAATTTCTTTTAAGCGTTTTCTTTCTTTTAAATTCTGAACACTTTCTACAAAAATATTCACCCCATTTATTACCATATTTAACATAGTTTTTAAATAACACATCTTTCTCAACACCACAAGTATCACACTTACACTTTATCTCTCTATGTGATCCCTTGGATAGTAAATCTATTGGTATTAATAAGTACTCACCAATTGTTACATCATATCCTAAGTTATCATAGTATTGAAAGTTAGACTCACTTATCTTGATAGAGACCTCTCTAGTTAATATCATAAAAACTCATTTATTTTTAATGTATTTATAAATAAATGGCTTATCCCCTCATGTAATATTTAACTTTACCAGCATCATAGATTCTGTATAACCCAGAGGTGTCTTTGTTTCTGAAGTTAAACTTATGAATCCTTATATTGTTTTGTACATATTTATAGTCTGGTTTAAGATTGTATTCTATATCAAATCCTAATGTCTTATATAAATCGCCATTGCTATAAGAATTATCAGAAAAAGTAAATATTTTATTTGAATAATTCCTATTAAAATACTTTAATAATCTTGAAGCACCACCTACAACACTGGTATTTAATTTATTACAAAATCTATTTAAATCATATTTATCTTTACTTTTTTTGAATGTCATAAGGCTAACCAACTCTTCATTATGGTATAGTCCAACCTTCACAGACGAAGAAGCATATCCTTGTATATGGTTCTTATTTAAAAACTCCTTGATAACATTATTATCACATACTTCTTTAATAATACATTTCCTTGCCCATATCTTATAAATTGACATATTAATCTTGTTCAATATCATTGATTTTATAATTTCGAAATTATAGTCCAAATTATCTTCCCATAGATGTATAAGTTGTATATTATTACTTTTGCACATGTCATACTTATCCTTGTGATAATTTTTGCTTTTGAATATTTCAGAATGCCAATATAATCCATTCACTTCAAAAGCAATATTTAATTCTGGTAAATATATATCCAATTCTTTGTTTAATATTCTATGGTTTTGTATTATAACACCACTATAATTATCATTTATAAAATTAAATACTTTTATTTCTTTCCCAGATTGGTGCTTATCTATCTCATTGCATATAGTACATATCTCTGTATTAGTTTCTCTTCGCTTGTAGTATAGAAAATAGCTTATATCAAATTTATTATTACAACTATTACAAAAAGCTTCGAACATTCTATTATCACTATCAATAGATAAAATATCACCTCTGTCTAATATTTGTTTATGTTTGGTTCTTAATACACTGCTTTTTATTTTATTAGAAATGTCTTTATTCATAGAGGGATTTCTTACGCCATACCTTTTTAAATTAGTATTTTTTATTTTGTCTCTTATTTCTTTTGAACTAAGAACACTCTCTACGCCATATTTTTCTAAATTGTTGTTTCTTCTGTTTTCTATAAAGACTTTGTCTAGGAATATAAATTCAACATCATTATTTTTAAGACATGTAGATATCTTTTTTTCTTTAACACTATCTAGTGAAGAAATATTCTCTACACCATATTTTTTTAAATTGCTATCTTTCTGTTTCTGTAAAACATTATTATTCTTCATATGGTGTTCCACTCCATACTTTTCTAAATTACTAACTCTTATTTTATCTTTAATAATATCAGACTGTGATACATTATCAACACCGTATTTTTCTTGGTTGCTACTTTTTATTTTATCTTTAACACTGTCTAGTTTAAACACATTATCAACTCCATATTTTTCTAGATTATTCTTCTTCATCTTACAACTCCTACATAAGTACACACCTGCTTTATATCCATATGATGTATATAATTTCATTGTTGTTTTCTTTTCATTAAGACAATTATCACATATGGCAGTTATTTTAGCCTTGCTATACTTTCCTAAATTAGAAATATCTTCTTTTATCATAACTTATATATTCATTTCAAACAATAATGACCCAGTGTCATAAACTCTATAATACTTCCTATCATTCATTATTTGGTGTTCTGATTTATCTTTGTCATATCCTTCTTTAACTAATACATCTTTCCTAAAGTTAAATCTATTTATTCTAAGACCTTCATCTTTGTGGAAATAAAAATAATTAGGAACAGTTTCTTTTATTTCAATAAATCCTAGTTTATTATATAAATTACCAACTGACCAATCTTTACTAGCATAAGAAATTATTTTAGTAGGTTTATATTCCCTTATAAAATATTTCAATAATTTAGATGATCCACCAACAATAGTGGTGTTTTTACTACTACAAAACCTTAGTAATTCGTAATGATTATCTGGATTTGTCTTATAACCTAAATTCCTCCTTAACTTAGAAAATGACATAACAGATACTAGATTGTCATTATAATATAGACCTAGCTTATATTTGGCTGGTGCATGGCCTTGTAAATGATTTTTATCTACAAATTTTCTATACACATTACTATTAACTTCTCTTATCTCACATTTTCTGCCCCATATCCTTTCATTAGTTTTGCTAACTATGTTAAGTACTCTACTTTTAATTATTTCTTTTTTAAATTTCCAATCATCTTCCCAAATGTGTATTATTTGTATCCCTTTCTCTTTGAAGAAATCGTTTTTAGATTTATGATAACTATTTTCCTTATACCTCTCAGAATGCCACCAAAGACCGTTGCATTCAAAACCTATTGATAACTCTGGTAAATACACATCTATTTCATATTTTTTAAAATCTCTACATTTATCTTTTACCTCACCGTCATAATTTTCTTTGATAAAATCACATATACTGCTTTCAAAAAAAGAATCATTGTTATTGGGGTTACAATTTAGACAAGGCTCAATATCAAATCTATTTCTTTGGTTAAATAGTTTACTAGAAATATTAAACTCTTTTTTACATTTACTGCATAATAATTTAAAATTACCATTGTCTATATCTATTACAGAAAACCCAGCACTTGTAATTCTATCTTTAGTCTTTTCAAGCCTAATACCAGGTAGTACCTCTTGTAGTCTAGTACTTATTTTCTGTTTAATACTTTCTGCATTTGATATGTTTTTAACACCCCATTTATCATTTACTGTCTTTGACCTCTTATTGTTTATTTCTCTTTTTTTAGTATCAGAAAAATTAGACTTTGTTATGTTAGCACTTTCAGTCATTTTCTTCCTAGTCTTTGGATTGTTGTTACATTCTATCATTTTCTTAACTCTCTTATCCTTTACCTCTTTAAATCCATGGCTATACTTGGTAGCACAACTTCTACTACAATATGTTCTGTAACCTTTATAAAATTTAGTGAAACTTACCTTACTATTACAGTTCAGACATTTTGGTTTTTGTTTTAATTCATTTTGAAACAACCATATTTTTTCAGATAGTGTTATGTCATCATCTTCTATTAAGAAGTTAACCATTTTATTATAGTATGATGGGAACTCACTTTTTAGCTTTTCTATAGTAAGTCCTCTTGTTGTCTTGAATTTCATATGGGTAACTATTTTAGTATATATATTAAATTCGGTGAAAGTTCTCAAAATTAACTAAAAAATCCGACAATCGTATAAAAAATCCACCTTTTTATTTAAGGAGAAATAACTCATTATATATACGATATAGGAAAAAATAAAATCTAATAAATGAAACCAGTATTAATAGTAGAAAATTCGACAAACTCCTTGATTAAAGAATCTAACGGTTCTGCTAAGAAGGGTGAATATGTTATGAATGGGACTTTCACTGAATTCGGGGTAAAAAATCGAAACGATAGAGTTTATTCAGCAGATAAGTTTCTCCCAGCTTTGGGCGAACTTAATGAAAGAATGAATAGTCTAGGAGTTGTTTACGGTGAGTTTGATCACCCAGATGTATTCGATACTTCTTTATCAAGAGCTTCGCACATAATTAGAAAGGCAGATTATGTACAAGAAAAGAACTCAGTAGAGGGTGAGATTATGCTTTTAAGTACCTATTGGGGAAAAGAAGCAAAATCATTAGTAAATGATGGTTGTCCTGTTTTTGTATCATCAAGAGCAGCGGGTGTTACTGAATCTGACGGTTCTGTATCACTTAAAAAACTATTCACTTACGACATTGTAGCAGATCCTGGATTTGCATCCGCTAAAATGAATGTTACCGTACTTAATGAATCATTAGGCTACAACGATGCCAAATCTAACTTTAGGATATATGAAATGTCCGATGAATCAAAAATAAACGAATTATTCAACATGAACAAAAATGAATTTGTAACAAAGAAACAATTAACTGATTACTCACAGTATTTAGTTAAAGAGCTTAACGAAACTAAAAAGGAAGTTAAGGGAGCAGTAACTAAGGGAAGTATGAACCCTAAGAAACTAGAACAATTATTAGAGTATTACGAAGAACTTAATACTACTAACGAAAAAGTAATAGGATACTTAGATTATTTATCAGAGAAAGTACAAGTAATGGTTAATGAAAATAAATCATTAAAGGAGACAACTGGTAAACTAGCTAAGCATAACGACTATTTAGCAGAGAATTTAGAAAAAGCTATTAGCTATTCTGAATATGTTGCTGAAAACTTAGATAAGAACATTAACTATTCAGAATACATTGCTGAAAATTTAGACAAGAACATTGCTTATAGTGAATATGTTGCAGAAAATCTAGATAAGAACATTGGATATTCAGAATACATTGCTGAAAATCTAGATAAGAACATTAATTATTCAGAATACATTGCTGAAAATCTAGATAAGAACATTAATTATTCAGAATACATCGCTGAAAACGTAAGTAAGAACATTTCTTATAGTGAATACATTGCTGAAAATGTAGATAACTCTATTAACTATTCAGAGTACCTAGCAGAACACCTTGATGGTAATATTGCTTATTCAGAATACATTGCAGAGAATCTAGATGACAACATTGCATATTCAGAGTATATCGCTGAAAGCCTTGACAAGTCTGTTGACTACCAAGGAATGATAGTAGAAAAACTTAATGGTGGTAAATTATTTGAATCTAAAGGAGAGCAATTCCCAACACTAGAGTCTGTTGGATTTGGTGTTCAAGAAGGAATGGATGAAGAAGGTATGCACGATGAAGAAGGTAAGCATGATGAAGATATGCACGATGAAGAAGGTACTAGAAAGCAAACTGGTATTGCTAAGACAATGGCAGAAGTTGCTCATGCACACGAAGAAAAAGAAGATGAAGATTGTGAAATGGAAGAATCAGAATTAAGTGATTCAGACTTATCAGAATCTATTGATAAATTAATCGAAGAGGCTAAAAAACGAAAAGTTTCTGAGACGAGTGATTTGAATTTTTTAAAGTTCTTAAACAAATCACAAATAGATAGTTATTACGCTTTAACTAACGAAGAACAAGACAACGTTAAACTACACATAAACGAAAGTAGTTATTTCACACAGAAAGACGTTCTAAGTTTAATAAGCGAATCTTTATCAACAAAGAACGAAACTCTAGAAGACAGAGTTGTCAGACTAATGCCTGATAGTATCAAGCCAGTCTGGGAGCAGTTAGATGGGACTTCTAAAAAGTCAGTGCTTTCACAAGCTAGACTTTACCCAGAAGATAACATGGTAACTGAAAGTCAAGTTGAGCATTTCTGGGATACTAGAAATATCAAGAAAAACGAAGCGACTAGTAAGAAATTAATTTCACATGATAAACTAATCCAAGAGGATAATTTATCTGATGATGAAACTAATGCAATATTAGAAAGGTTCAAAAGTCTATAAAAAATCCACCTTTCAAAAAAAGGTAAAAAAAGGGTTTATATATAGATTATATCAAATTTAAAAAAAAATAAAACAAAAATTATGTCACACATTAGAATAGACAATCAAAAAGCCAAGAAGAAGTGGACACCAGTTCTAGAGAACATGGGTGTTTCTGGCGACAGAATTGACTGGATGAGCGAGTACGCAGAATTCCACTCAATTAATGAAAACGCTTACGCAAACGCATCTAACGTATCAGGTATGGGAGGTGTTGTAGCTGCACAGCCATCAACATTATCTGGTTCAACAATCGGTAATGCTTTTGGACAAAACGGTGGATCACAGGGATCTGGAGATGTAGGCCAAAACTTACTTCCAGTAGCTATGAAGATTGCTGCACAAACAATAGGTTTAGACCTTGTTGCAGTAAAGCCTTCTCCTGGACCAAAAATCGATTTACTTTACGTAGATTTTAGATATGATGATGCACATTTAGGTGCTTCTGACGAAAGACCACAAGTTTTTAAACTTAATGCTGATAATATCGCAGATGTTAGAGCTGCACTTAAGGAGGAACTAACTACTGCTGGTATTGTAGAATCACAAGGTGGTTTACAAAACGGAACGCTTTTCAATGATATCACAGCACAAACCGCTCCAGATACTGGTATCACTACAACAGAAGCATCTGATAAAACAGGACAAGTAGAATTTTTAGGATTTTCACGTATTGATGGATTCCCAATGTTTAGAGCTTACAGACAATTTAACACATCTCATGGTGCTGTTGGAACTGCTGGAACTACATGGGCATTTGACCAAACAAGAAACACTTTTGATTCAACAACTGCAATGACTGATCAATTAGTTAATGTTGCTGGTGTAACAGTATCTGGTGCAAAAGTTGAACTTATTTCTGCACTTGAAGACCAATTACCAGGTTTTTCTGCAAACTGGAATACAAGTGAAAATGGTTTTTCTGGAAACTATCCAATGGATAGAGAGCAAGATGACAAGAGATACGCAGGTATCATTGGGCCGAAAATTTCTTCTAAAACAATTGCCGTTGGTACTATCGAGATAACATCAGCACTTAGAAGAACTGAAATTGAAGATATCAAAGCCAACACTGGTATGGATATCGTTCAAAAAATGGAAAGCATTCTTGTTAATGAACTTTCTCAAACAATATCTAAGCAAATTGTTGCTAAAGTATTTGAAATGGGAGAACTTAACAGAGAGTCTGCACCATTAAGAACACCACCAGGAGGAGGTACAGGAGTGCCTTTGTTCGATTTAAACACGAACTATGCAGGTGCTAACGTAGGTGGTGAGACAACTCACGCTGTGCAAAGAAAGCTTATCACAAAGATAATGCATGCATCTAACTACATTGCAACAGAAGGACGTGTTGGACCAGCACAGTATTTAGTTACTAACGGTGGTTTAGCAGCAGCTTTATCGGATGTTTCAGGTTATACTCTTAACCCAGTAAAATCTAAACTAAACGGAGCTGGACAACTTTACCCAGTAGGTTCTATCGGGGATATATCAATATATGTTGATCCATATATGAAGTATAACGACAACAGAATTGCTCTAGGTAGAAAGAACAATCCTGACCAACCAGGTATCATATTTGTACCTTACTTAATGGCACAATCAATTAGTGTTATTTCGGAAGCTACCTTTGCACCTAGAATGTTATTACGTTCAAGATACGCAGTAGCTGAAGTAGGCTGGTTCCCGCAAAAGCAATTTATGACTTTGAGAATTACAGACGAGAATGGATTATTAAACTAATTCATAAGAATATAAATAGGAAAAGAGGAACAATTAATTTGTTCCTCTTTTTTTTTTGTTAAAAACTTTGCGTACTATTGTGCTATAACACAGTAAAGAATCCTATTTAATATATAAATTATGTGGTCAAAATCTGGTAAGAAAATAACAAACGAACAACTTGATACTAGGCTATTAAATAATTATCCTAATATTAAAAGGGAGTCAGACTATATAGATTCAAAGACTGCTATTAAATTCTCATGTACTAAATGCAATAGAATATATAAGAAAAAACCCAAAGAAATCAGTAAAATAAAATGTAATTGTACTGATAGGAGAATGAAATATGAGGAATCTTTAAGAACTAAGGATATAGAACTTTTAGGTAATTATATAAGTATGAGAGAAAAGACTTTACATAAGTGTAAAACATGTGATATGGAATTTATAACAAGTCCTAAATCTATATTAAGTTCTACAAATGGATGTCCGTCATGTTCTGGTAAGATATTCTCTATAGATAAATACAAGTCAATACTGCCTAATAATATAAAGCTACTATCAACAGAATATAAAGGATCACACCATAGGCATAAACACCTCTGTACTGATTGTAATACAGAATTTGATACTAAACCTAATTATATCCTACATATGAACACAAACTGTCCTGTGTGTTCTAAATCAAAGGGCGAGAGGGAAATAATAGAATTTCTAGACTTAGTTGAAATCAAATATGAAAAAGAATATGTTGTTAAGATAGAAGATAAGAAGTTAAGGTTTGATTTTTACATAGAGAGTATAAGGACATTTATAGAGTATGATGGAATACAACATTTTAAACCAGTTGATATATTCGGTGGGGAAGAATATTATAAAAAGCTAGTCGAATATGATGGTTTAAAAAATAGATGGTGTATAGATAATGAGTTTGAGTTAGTAAGGATACCTTATGATTTAGATGTGTTTGAGTATTTATCTTCACATTTCACAAATTAATAAATTATGAAGGATAAAATAATAAAGATAATAGATAATAAACCAAGTAGGTTAAGGGAATCATATTTCATAAATAACCATGGTGATATATATGATAAAATAGTTGAATATACAATAGATTTAGAATTATCGTTTAAAGAACGTCTTTGGTGTTTTGTAAATAAAAAAACATCTTATGTACTGTGTAGTTCTTGCATAAACAGAGTTAGCTTTAATAAAAAGTGGACAGAGGGATATAAGACGTATTGTAGTACTAAGTGTGCACAGAGCAGTAACAAGACCAAGGAGAAAAGGAAAAAAACTGTTTTAGAAAAGTATGGTGTTGATAACATAGCTAAATCACAAGATATTAAAAAGAAGCAAGAACAAACAAATATTGAGAGGTGGGGTCATAAGTCATCATTTCAAAATGAGGAAGTTAGAGAAAGGTGGAAAACAACTATCGAGGAAAAGTATGGTGTTGACCATTACTTCAAAACAGATGAATTTAAAGAAAAGACTAGAGAGTTTTCCTTAGAGAAGTATGGTGTTGACCATCCATCTAAATCAAAGGAGGTTCAGAATAAAATAAGTCAGACTAATATAGAAAAGTATGGTGTTGATCATATTTCTAAAACACAAGATTTTTGGATAAGTTATAGGAACAAATCGGTTGAAAGATATGGTGTTGCACATCCTTTAAAAAGTATCAAGATAAGAGATAAGATAGAGGATTCGAATATGGAAAAGTATGGTGTTGATAATTACTTCAAAACTACCGAATTCAAAGAGAAGTCTAAGAAACATTTTTTGGATAAGTTTGGTGTTAATCATTATACAAAAAGTGATGAATATAAGACTTACTTAAAATCAGATAGATATAAGAACGTGATACTTAAAAATAGAATAAAGTTCTATAATGATAAAGGATTTACGTTCATTTCTAATTCAAGTAGAGAAGGATTTGTTTTATTAAGTAAAAATAATAGTTGTGGTCATCAATTTGAGATACATCCAACAACATTACAAAGAAGAATAGATGCTAGTATAGAAACTTGTACTGTGTGTAATCCAATAAACTCTGGGAAATCTAGTCAAGAATCTAATATATTAGATTTTTTAAAAGAATTAGACCAAAATGCTATACATAGTGATAGGACTTTGATTAGTCCTTACGAAATTGACTTTTTAATAAAGGAAAAAAAGATAGCAATAGAGTATAATGGTTTATATTGGCATTCTGAACTTAATAAGGACAAGTACTACCATTATGAGAAAATGAATAGATGCTTATCTAATAATTATGACCTTATAAATATATGGGAAGATGATTGGTTATACAAAAATGATATTATAAAATCAGTTGTTAAGAACCGATTAGGTTTAATAACAGATAAAGTATTCGCTAGAAAGTGTGATATGTTAATAATAAGTGATAAAAAGTTAGTAAATAATTTCCTTGATAACAACCATTTACAGGGTAAAACTAATTGGTCAACCGCAATAGGATTGTTTTATGACAATGAATTAGTATCGGTTATTGCATTTCATAATAACAAGAAAAGAATAGAGTTGGTAAGGTTTTGTAACAAGATTAACCTTGTTGTGGTTGGTTCTGCATCTAAGCTATTTAAAAAATATATTAAAACTTATGATGTAGATGAAATATATTCATTTTCTGAAAGTTCTGTGTTTAATGGTGGTTTATATACTTCTTTAAACTTTGAATTAAATGGAGAGACACCAATTAACTACTGGTGGAATGTTGGTGGTATTAGAAGACATAGATTCTCATTTAATAAAAAGAAACTTATAAAAATGGGAGGTGATTCAAACAAAACTGAAGTAAGTATTATGCACGACATGGGTAATTATAGAGTGTGGGGTTGTTGTTTAAAAAGGTGGGTTTGGAAACGTTCTTGATTCTTAAATTAATATATACTATATGAATAATACAAATTATAACGATATTAGAAAAACATTTTTAAAATTAGTTGATAAAACACATCCTCATTCTACTGAGGAAGATTTACTAAATATATTGCCCCAATTGGAAAAGGATGAGTTTGGGAATTATTATAAAGTGGTTGGTGATAAGCCTAGTACAATGTTTAATTCACATTTGGATAATTATGGCAAGGAGCAAGTTAATACAAATCCTTTTGTTAAAAATATAGAAGGGAATGATTATGTGTTCTCAACTAATACAATTTTAGGGGCTGATGATAAGGCAGGTGTTACATTGATGCTATATATGATAGAAAGGGATGTGGTTGGGTTATATTACTTCTTCATAGGCGAAGAAGTTGGTGTGATAGGCTCTAGTGCCTTATCTAATTCTTTTGACAGTAATAGACACCTAGACCATATAACTAAGTGTGTGAGCTTTGATAGGCGTGGTATAGACTCTATAGTAACACATCAAAGTAAAGAGAGGTGTTGTAGTGATGTTTTTGCTAATAGATTAAAAGATGCATTCTTAGAAAATGGCCTTAAATTTAATTTAGATGACAGTGGCGTTTATAGTGATTCTGCATCGTTCATTGGTAAGATAAAGGAGTGTACTAATATTTCTGTTGGTTATTATAATGAACATACTACGGATGAAAAGCAAAATATATCATTTCTAGAATCACTAGCAAGTGCATGTGTGTCTATAGACTGGGAAGGTATACCAATTGGGAACATATCAGAAAATTTAAAATATATGAAATCTTTCAATAGTTTTAAAAAAGTTAAACTTTTTTGATATTTCATATATAATATATATATTTGTAAAATACTATGGGGAAGTTCTAGAATTGATTTATGGTGAATTAGCAACTATGCAAGTATCGGATTGTTATTTACCCGATTAATAAATTAAAATACAAATTTTTTAAACGGAAACGTAAACAAAGTAGGAACTCGTGAAGATTTAGTAGCGACTCTACAAAACAACATGATCCAAGTAGAGGATCTAGCAACTGCATAACAGTAGTTTCTAAAAAATCTGCAATTGGCACTATACAATTAAAAATATGGAACAGTTTTTTAATAATTTTTAGAGTTTATCAAAAAGATTATATATTTTTTTAGTTTAGAAAAACTAAATAAACTTGTAAATGATTAGTTATTAATAACTGTTGAAGACATGGTGGGCAGTACACCATCTTCTCCACAAAATAAAACCCATCTAATGATGGGTTTTTTATTCATATTAAAAATGAAGCATAATAAACACTTTTTCAGAGATAAGTACAATATATCATTAGCTATATATGATGAGTATCTTAGATTTGGAAGGACACCATATACATGGGATAAATCATATTCAACACACTCTGAGGCATCAGTTATATCGAATAAAGTTTACTTTTTATACACAGAAGGTTGTAACAACTTTAGCAATAGGTCTGTTGCTCCTAAATGGTTTAGAAAAAAACTTAATAGGACAGAGAGACAAAAAGCAAAGCAAGATATTAATAGAGAGATAAATGGGTATGATAAGAGATATACACCAAGATATGTTGGTGCCAGCTATGACTTTTTTTAAACAAATAAATAAATAAATTATGATTGGAGTATTTAGAGGGGATAATCACTTTTTGTCTAACTTCTACCCATGTGAGATAGTGGAAGATGATATAATATATTCTAGTGTTGAGCATTATTATATAGCTATGAAAGTAAATACTAGTGTTTTGTTTCAGAAGAAAAGATATACTGTAAATGAATTTAGAGTAATGGTATCTGAGTTAGATAATGCTAGTTTAGTGAAAAAGGTTGGAGAATCTATAAAGCCTAGAAATGATTGGAAGCAATATAGGTTTATTGTAATGAAGTTTGGGATAACTGAAAAATTTAAGAATAAAGAGTTAAGGCGTAAACTAATTGCAACTGGTAATCAAGAGTTAGTAGAGGGCAATTGGTGGCATGATAACTATTTTGGATCTTGTTTTTGTGATAAGTGCAAAAATATAGATGGTAAGAATATGCTAGGCAAGATGATAATGGGTGTAAGAGATGAGATAACTGGGAATGGTAAGAAAGGATTAGAGCAAATATTCTTTTGATTATTTAACACAAATTTTCAAACAAAACAGAATATTTGGCATATAAATAAAAAACATTTTTAATATGGCAAAGAAAAAAAGCAATAAAGATTTCGAATTTAGTAAAGTAGGAACTATACTAGATAATATTTCAAAGAAGGTTCCTATTTACATTGAGAAAGAAATAGAAGAAAGAAGTTTTATTTCTACTGGTGTATATATCCTAGATGCCGCACTTTCAGCACATATGTTAAACGGTGGTATACCTACTAACAGAATTTCTGCATTTGCAGGGGAGTCTGGATCTGGTAAATCCTTTTTAGCATACTCTGTTGTGAAGAATGCACAGAAACTAGGATATTCATGTATTTATATAGACACAGAACAATCTATAGACTTACAAGATTTATCGAATTATGGCATAGACACCAATCTAGATAAATTTAGACTTATTAGGTCTAATAAAGTCGAAGATATAAATATGACATTAACACAGCTTGTTGATGACTTAAAAGACCAAAAGATGGCTGGGAGCAATCTACCCAAAATACTTCTAGTATTGGATTCACTAGGTCAAATGGCATCTAATAAAGAGAAGCTAGATTTATTAAAAGGTGATATAAAACAAGATATGACAAAGGCAAAAGCCTTAAGTTCTATGTTTAGAAGTTTAAATACAGATTTAGGTATTTTAAAAATACCATTTCTAGTTATAAACCAAACATACAGAACACTAGACATGTTCCCAAAAGAGATGTTAAGAGGTGGTAATGGACTTTTATATTCTGCATCTGTTATTGGATTCTTATCTAAGTCTAAGTTAAAAACTGGTGATGAGGATGATATGGATCTTGGACAATCTGGTATCAACGTTCTCTTTAAAACTAGCAAAAATAGATTAGCTAAGCCTAAGAAAATAAGATTTGATATTTCGTTCGTAGATGGTATGAATCCATATACTGGCTTAGAAGCGTTCTGTAGACCTGAATACTTTGAAAAGATAGGAATAGCCAAGGGTAAGATGGAAGTTGATAAGGATACAGGTGAGCTATCATTTAAACCAGGTGGTAATAAATACTACGTGAGGCATTTAGATAAATCATTTTTCCTTAAAAAATTACATAAAGCAAATATCTTCACAGATGAAATATTGGAGATAATGAATCCTATTGTTAATGATTATTTTAGATTCAAATCTATGGATGAGATAGAAGAAACTGAAAAAGAATTCAATAAGACTATTAACGATGCTGATGATGATGATGATACAGATGGATTCTCAGATGCAACTGATGCAGAAGATTTATTTGGATAAATAATAAACTTATATTAAATAAGTTGGTGGAAGGTGGACAAATCAAGTCAGCCCCAAAAAACCTCATCTCTAAGATGGGGTTTTTTTAATTGTAGTCAAGTATGACCTATAGTACATAATAATTGACACAAACATAACAAATAATTGGATAAGTACTAACATAATCCAAAAAATATCAAATACAAATGATAACACAACTGCCAATAAAATAAAACCTAGTGATATATAAAATATTTTAGGAGATTTCTTATCATATTTTTTTATCAGAAATTCATTTAAATTAGGCTTGATTCTATAATATACACTCTTTAGCCTTATTAACTTTTTGTGTCTAATACAAGAATCACACATAGTATATTTGAAATCATAACCTATTGCTACAATATGTGTCATATAATCTTCATCTGTGTCGTGTATTCTTTTCTTACACGAATAACAATTCTTACCCATCATTATATCTGATAATATGCTTACTCTTCTTTTTTGGTATATAGAAAATATAAATGATAGTATAAGAACCACAATGCTCAACAACAACGACATAATCATATTTTTTTCACAAATATAGTAATTTAATTAATACACAACACAGGGAAGGGTATATATTAATATATAATGTATGAATTATGTAGCAATAGACCCTAGTCTTATATCAACAGGTTTGGTAGTATCTAATAAAGACACATTTAAAATATACAATTATACTAGAGAAAGGGATGTATATGGTAAGAAGGGAATGAAAAAGTGGTTTAAGATGGCAGAAGAACATGTCATATATAGATTTGTTGAATACCGTGAATTTGGAGACTATTCTGAAGGTGAACTTACTAAATTAAAAGACTATGATAGAATAACAGATACTATAATAGATGATATTTTAGAAAATATAGACATAGACGAACCAACTGAAATAGGGATAGAAGGATTTAATTTTGGAGCAAAAGTTGGAGACCTAGTGGACTTAGTTGCATTCTCCACACTTCTTAGGAAGAAGTTGTTTGATAAAGTTTCTAATAATATTTTTGTTATGTCACCTAGCACTTTAAAACTAGAGTCTTGTAAACTAACTTATGAGCCTATAGTAAGGGAAATTGGTGGTAAGAATCCTAGAACTGATTACAAATGGAGAAATAAAATAGGCATATCAGGTGGTAATTTTCAAAAACCAGATATGTACTTGGCAATAGTTGAGAATGAAAGGTTTGATGATTATTGGCACAAACACTGTAAATGTGTAAAAGATGATTTAACATCTGTTAAATCTATAAACAAGCCATATGAGGATTGTAATGATGCTTACCTCATATATAAGGTACTAGAACAAAAAAACTCACATTAAATGTGAGTTTTTTATTTTAATATAGAGTTTCTACTCATACATATTTTTGGATATATATTCAAGAACTTCATCTGCTAACTCTGGTGTTATTCTCCCACCTTGTTCAAGCCATTTTTCATAGGTTTCTACTTGTTCGTTGGTTAATTTAGTAAATAAGCCTTTTCTTTTCATCAATTCTAATATACCAATTCTGCCATAATTAACTGCGTATTTAATCATAATATCTATTGTTCTCTTAACATTTTCTATTACCTCTGGTTGGTCTAATATTACCTTAGCAGATTCTACGTATGCATCGCCTAAGTTTTCTTTGCTTTTCCAGGTTCCTTTAATACATTCTCTTAATGGTCTTGAGTTAGACATATTAGGATCTAATCCAGCATCAAAACAGTATTGTAGAGCCTCTGGATTATTTATTATTCCTTTAAGTACATTAGTGGTTAAATCCGAACCATAGCTAACAAGTAACTTAACAGTATCAAAGTCTTTTGCTTTTGATATTGCTGCATTTGATCCAGATGCTAGATTAGGTGATGCACCATACTCTAAGCATAGTTTAATTTTCTCATAATCACCATCTTCAGTTGCATTAATTAAGGCTTGTGAGGAATTTTTATTAATGTCAGCACCATCTTCTGTTACAAGCCTTTTGATATCATCTATTGATAATCCCTTTTTTATTATTTCTCTATCTGCTTCTTTTGCTCTCTTTCTTTTATCTACTTCTTCTTCACTCATTGGTTGTAATATATCAAATAGCTTGTAATCTAAGTCATATTCATTCTCCCATGAGTTAAGAATAGCTCTAAATCTATTACGTATGGGATTATTTTGAACATCTTGACAAGCAGCAGAACTTATACCCTGATCGGGCTCAATACTAACACCTATTGTAGATAAATTTTCTACTTTGCTTATGTTGGTGTTATAGATATAATATTGTTTATTAAACTCACCAACATAGTGATTCCAGTGGTGTTGTGCACTAACTATACAGTGGTCTCCAGCATGTGCGTTTAACATATTATTAGCTGGGAATGAAAACACAATGACAATGATTATACCACTATCATCCAAAATCAATTCACATCCCATTTGTCCAAATCTATCATTTGTTTTTTTTATGATTTTAAGCCTAGATTCACGCTCATCAATATTAACTACTGATGTTTTGAGATGTTTTTTAGCATCTATTATAAAAGCTTTTAATGGATTTGGCTCTTTTTCAAACTTTTTAATACGACTTGAATATACCATTTTACCAAATGTAGGATTAATATCACCATCTGTTGTAAATTTATATGTGTCTTCTATCATACCCCCAAAGAAATTCCGCCAAACTTTAGCCCTAACTTTTTCATCATCACTAACAGTTTCAAGAAATCCCCTAGCAATTTCATCCATGTCATTCTTCAATAGTTTTGGTGCAGTATCATACTGATCTCTCATCTTTTTGGGCAAACTATCTAGTACAATCTTAACTCTTTTATACTTCCCAAGTTCTGTCATAGCATCAGTTATTGTCTCAAAATTTGTGAGTGGTCTTTCGGTATCTGGTGTGCTATTATCTATATAAGTATCATCGATAAAATTAGCATCAAAATTTCTACCAATTTCTGGCATTTTTGATAACCTAGGAAGCAAACTCTTGTATTCTTTTAACTTATCTGATAAATCTCTAAGATCCTCTAATGGTGCTTTTTCTATATAAAACATATATGCAAAGTTGTACATGAATCCAAGGTTCTTTTGCCCAACAATCTCTCTCAGTTCTTTAAAAGTAGGACTCTTTTCAAGTTGTTTAAGTTCATCTGGCTTCATCTTAACACCTTTCATCTTATAAGCTAAATCTCCTCTACTTTCTCTAGGGAAATCTTCTAACCTAAGTGTAATTATATCACCCTCTTCCATCTTATATTTTAAATCATCAGAAAGTAAGTTAAGTTCTTTTGCTGCTATTTTAATAGTCTCTCTTTCCTTTATAAGCTTTTTAGCCCTATCTAAGTTTTCGTTTATAGGTTCTAATACTTCGTGTTTGCTTTCATTTCTAAAACCTTTGTAATTATGTACTTTCATTTTTATTATTTTTTATTTCTATATTGGTGGTTTTCCTTAATCATATTTAATTCTTTTAAGTAAATCTGTGTAGTAATACTCTCGTTATAAAATTGTTTCAAAACAGAACCAATATCTTCCATTCTCTTAGTATTACCAGAATCCAAAGCATCGTCCATTAGTGCTAATAAATCTTTTTCTGACATAGAATCTAAATCTTCTCTGTCATAGTCAGACTGCTCACTTTCATCGGGCTTCGTCATCCCAAGTGCATCATAATCTAAACCTGAATCATCATCCTTGTCATCATGTCCTATAACTTCACCAGACTCATATTCTTTTAATTCAGAAACTATTTCATTAACAATCTGATCTACTTTTGTTCTAGCATCACTACTTCCGTTAAGAATACCTCTAAATAATTTAAGAAATTGCTCTTCTGTCATATAATTAGGATCTAACATTTTACCATAAACATAAAGTCTCATAACTCTACTATAACTAGCCCTAGGACTCTCGTTTATAAAATCTCTTAAAGCACTAGCAACCTCTGGTCCAGTTCTAAAATCCTCTGCTTCATCCTGAAAAGTAGACACGTTAAATTTCACAGTCCTAGCATCAGACATTTCCTTTTCACTAGCTCCTTCACCTGGTTGATAAATCGATGCTATAAGTTCTAATATACCCTTAACCGCTTCATGTAATAGCATTGGGAAGTCTATACCCCTAGCCTTTATAGTAGGTGTGTATTCAACATCCATATCTTCTTCCACTTCATCCTCATCACTACCTATAATTTTGTCTATATCTAATTCTTCTTCCTCTTCTTCTTCTTTCTTTTCCTTCTTTACCCAGTCAACCTTTACAGCACCAGCCATCCCACCAGGTTGGTTTTCCATCATATTAGCTTTCGCATCTACTGGTATTAACCAATCTAATCTCTCTGCTAGCTTAGTAATATCATTCCAAATTTTTAATATTCTATCTGAATTATTGCCAAAAATAATATCTATTTCTTCTTTTACTTCTGGTAAATTAAGAATGTGTTTTGTATTCTTGGCTTCCCCTTGTATTAATACATTGGCAAGTTTAGCCTTATGTATCTTATTAATAAGGTCTTTGTCTTTTATCTCTTGCATTTTTTCTTCATCTTCCTCTTCTTCATCTTCTTCACCCATAAATTTTGCAACATCATCACCAGATTCTGCAAATTTTATATCTAAATCAACACCATCTAGAATATCACCAAATTCATTTCTTATGACCTTTTCAGCCAATTGTTCTAATGCTTCTTTATGTGGTATAATGAGTCTAGACGACTGTCCAACTAATCCCATTATTCTTCCAATATGTGGCCCAGGATTTTCACCAGCACCAGCACCATACTTAGCTCTGGCATCTCGTTCCATATTTTTTAGATAATCTACATCTCCTTCTTGCTTACCACCTTCGCCTGGTATGCCAGGGTTTCCTTCAATACTAACTTCCTCTAGGAATTTATCAAATTTTTTAATCATTTTTTTTTATTTTTTTTGGTTTGTTAATTCAACGAACTTATTTATAACGTCTTTCTCAGTTGCTTTAACTGGTTCTTTTTCACTAGCTTTAGGACTTGGTCTAACTCCTGGCTTATCTCTTCTAATTGGTCCTGGTTTAGATGGACTAATCCTTCTGCCTGGTTTTACACCTGGATCAACCTCTGGTTGTCTATTAGGACTACTTTGTTGTACAAATGCTTCAAACTTTTTTATATTTTTCATAATATTATGTAATTTTTTGTATAGCTTATATATTAAATAATTATTCTTGCTTTATTACAGAAAAAGGAACTATTTTTTTAATATATATGATATGAAGAAATTTACAAAAGTACTAGAAAGTAAAATTGATAAATCTTATAGAATAGATGCAACTATAGAATTAATGCTAAGTGCAGAAAATGAAGGAGAAGCTGGTTATCAAGCAGATTATATACTAGCAGCAGTTGATAATGTAAAAACCTATGAAATATTGTTAATAGATAGTGATGTTAAGAAGGTGGATAAGAAAGAGGTAGAAAAAGACCCAAATGATTTAATTGAAAAATGGAATAGTAAATTTTCAGAAAAAGAAGCTAATGAGTTTGATAAATACAAATGGTTTAGTGATATGAAAGAAGAAGGTTTTAAGTTAAGCGATATATATGAACTAATAAGAAAAAAATAATAAATTATGAAAAAATTTTCACAAATAAAAAAATCTAGGATAACTAAAATAGTTGAGGATTTAGAAAATAATGAGACTGATGAAGCTACACAAGTAGAACAAGAAGAAATTCAAGATGGTGATAGTGATGTCATAAAGTTTTTCTCAAAAATATTCGAATCTAGAGAGATGGCACATGTTTATCACTTACAAGTAAGGGGTGAGGAAGGTTCAAATGCTGCACATAAAGCACTTGGGGATTATTACGAAGATATATTAGACTTATTAGATGATACAATTGAAGTATATCAAGGACAGTACGGTGTTATTGGTTCATATGAGTCAATAGATACTGATGAAACAAGAACTAAGGATTTTGTAGTTTATTTTGAGGAAGTGGCAGACTATATAAAACATGCTAAACAATGTTTTTCAGAAGAAGATACACACATACATAGTTTAGTTGATGATATTGTATGCTTAGTATACAGAACACTTTATAAACTTAAATTTACTAAATAGTATTAGTTTTCTGAATATAAGAAATCCCTACCATTATCATTATAATTTAATAGGTTAGATATAATTGTATCAATCTTATCAATTGTGTCCTCGTTATTCTTTATTGAAATTTCTAAAGCTACTATAGAATCATCTATTTGGTCATTACTTGTTTTAGAAGAACTCTTATAGTTGGACAACTCATTAGTATATGACTGTAATGTTTTATTTTTATCATCTAGATTTGATAACATATTGTTCATATCTTCTATTATCTCACCAACTCTTTGTGTTGATATGTTTATATCTTCTTGTGATTCATTAAATCTCTTTATTTTCATAATTAAAGGTTTGATTTTTAATATATATTAAATATGGAAAGACGAAATAGGCTAATACTAGAATTTACAGAATTTAATATGCAAAGGTTCAATTCTGATTCTGTTAGACCAGCAGCACATGTGGATAATCCACAATTATCTACAAACGCTTTTGATAAGCATCAAGACGGATTAAGACAAGCGATGTCTAGAATTGATGATATTCTATTCACTCTAAAGGGAACTACTGCATACTCTAGTTTAAGAAGTAAGTTAGCATTAGAAGACCAAGATATAGTTAGTATGAAAATTCTTAGAATATTAAGGGCTAATAGCGTACACTATGATGCTTATGTTTCTTTTATAATAGACGAAGATGAGTATTGGGGGAAAATATCTAATGTTTTAGGTGCAGAACCTAATTTCAAGTCAGAAGTTTTTAATGACCTTGACCTTTATCAACCAAAAGAGTGGGTTATTAAAATAACTGGGATAATAATAAAAACAGTTAAAAAATGGTTAAAACCAGAACCAGGTATTTATAAACTAATTAATGATGAGGTTACTTGCTACTCGGTAGAAACAGGTAAGCAATTAATAATGTCAGAAGGGATAGAAATAGAACTAATACGTTCACACGATGATAAGATAATTATAAAGCACGATAATAATTACTATAACCTAGTCGGTGATAACTATATTTACTTTAATTGGTGGTTTGAAAAAATAGACTAATTTAAGTTAACTATTCACCTACATATATTATATAAGCAAGTGTATAATAAGGTGGTCTGTTTTCGTGTGCTTGCCCACCACCTTCGTTTTGAACGTTAAGATCATGAGAGTGAGATGCAATTGGGCTGGTATTAACATTTCGAGTCCTAAAATTGTTTCCCCCTCCGTCAAAACCACCGCTAATTGAAGTGCCCGTGTAAGGATCTGAGACGTTAACATTATGAAAGTGCCCCCCCGCATTTTGAGTAGTTCCACTGTGTTTGTGTATTGGCATCTGATCTTTATTCAAAGTCACTTCCTTATCACCACCTACTGCTCCAGTAAATGTATAACCAGAGCCTGTTCTAGTATCTTTACCAACAATAAACCTACCCCTAAGATCTGGTATTGATATCCCATTAACTGTTCTGCTAAGATCACATAGTTCCCACCCAATTGGAACTTGTGCATCACTACCAGAAAACATTACAATAGTTCTTAATGGCACTAATGACATCTTTGCATCTGAAGGTTTGTGGTTAATTGGTGATGATATTATTCTTTCTGTCCATGCTGTATCTGGAATATTAGGTGATGTGCCTTCGAATGTTAGGTATTCTTCAACCGTTGCATCTATTTTACCCAATATTGTATAAATACAAGCGGTAAATGTTGGGACGACTTTGTGGTATATGTATATCCTTCCTTGGTTAGTACCTGTTACTTCCTTAATTATTCTAAAATCTTCTGTTGGTTTTATTTGTGTCTCTCCATAGTTGGATATATTAGCATATACTCTTGATTCGGAGTTTTGTCGCTTGAAACTTATATAAACATCTGTATTTATACTAGTATTATTACTATTACCACCACCATTTATTTTTAGTGTGAAATTAAAACTGCTAAAAGATGAGTAGCTAATACTAAAAACCTTTAACCATTTTTCATTATCTGTATTGCTTGTAGAAGGTGCTTGAAAAGAGTAATATCCTTTATCAGCTTTAAAATTAGTGGATTTAGTTGTTCCAACAACGTGTACTTTTTCTTCGGGACTAACTGTTCCTATACCGTAACGATCACCCTCACTAAGTGATGTTTTGGTCAAAGACCTTTCCCAATTCCCATTGATTAATTCATCTATCACAAATCTACCAAAATTCCCATTTGAATTTTCTGAAACTGATCCTACTCTGTATTTATATTCAACATCAGAATCTCTACCTAGTATAACATAACTTTCTCTTTTTGTTGCAGTAGGATTATAAGGATATGTCAAATCTATTATATTACTTATTGGGCTTCCACTATTGCTATTACTAATTTTAACATTACCAGCAACATGTACTTTTGCACTAGGATTAGTTATACCAAAACCTATATTACCACTTGGTGTTACTCTCATCCTATTAATATTAGATGTGATAAGATCTATTGTGTTATTAGCTGAGAAAGCAAGATATGATTGAGGATCCCCAACATGTCTCAAATTCCTTGCTATATACAAATCATCACCACTTATAGTTACACCACCATTCACTGCTAATCCAAATCCCGCTAGTGGTGGTCTACCTATACCAATTCTATTCACATCTTGTGTTATAATCGAATCACCAATTGTATTGGTTGATGTGAAAAGTCCAATCCTCCCAACTGTTCCATTAACAACACCTGTTGATTGATTTTCTTCTACCCATTCTGAACCATTCCAGAAAAATGAAGAACTAACGTTACTATCCCAGACTCTTAATCCCTCATATTTATTAGTTATTGAGTCTCTTGTGGTGTAAAAACTATCAGGTCCAACAACAAATCTATTGTCTATTGGTTTATTTACTTTTAATTCAAAATTATCTATTAATGGTGTCGACATATGGTATATATATATTTTTTTATTCTATCTTTAACTGAATTTAAATTTAAATTCAGTAGGAGTCTCTAGGCTATAAGAATTTGTTGAGTAATATATGTAATAATCTTTTGATGCCCAGTAACCTAGTGGTGATGAATAAGATATTATCTCAGACTCATAATCTATAGAATTGTCATCAGAATCAGTAATATCAACCAACTCATCATATTCAACTGGATATAAAAAATAGATATTTCCTTCGCCAATTATGTTAATATTTTTATTACTCTTATCTTCTACTAATTTGTCTAAAAAAGATAGATTGGAATTTGTAATTGATGTAATTGTATCTATACCATAGAAAATTGGATATACACCCTTTATTGAAACATCATCTGTATTTTCTTGATTAGAATCACTTACTATTATCTTATAATTCTGTGTTGATGTATTGATTGGTGATATAACTATTGCACTTGCTACACCAATAATAGTCTTGTAAGGAATCCCTTCTATTGGTGGATAAAAACTAGGATTCATATTACTTAATATAGTTGTTATAGTAGGTGAGGTCTTTTTAACTATGGTATATTCTATCATTGGATTTGGAAATGTGCCAACCTCGGCAATTCCATTATCAAATGGTGGTAATAACACCAATGAACCAGTAGGTGCTTGGTTTGGATATATCATTCTTTTGAGCATTTCTGTTATGCTATTAGAACCAAAGGTTTCACCTTGGTTAAGTCCACCAAAATCAATAGGAAGCTTTCTACTATCAGTAAAATCTAGACTATAATCATTTATATTTACATCACCATATATGTTTAACTCAGAACCAGTCATACCAACATTGTCTAAAAACAATGTAAAATCTTCCCACATAAAGTTCCCATCTCTATAAACTAAGAGTTTATTATCTAGGTCTAAAGAATTACTATCGGAAGCTTTGGGAAATCCTAAGTTATTTATATATGTGTTGTTTTCTGACACTAAGTTTATAACACCTTTATTTACTATATTAAATGTTAGTGATTCTATGCCACTTACGTACTGAGTAGATAGATAAGGTGCATTTATATGAAGTTCGCTATCAGTGCTAGCTAAAAATGATAGTTTAGTAGTGTTTTGATCACCCAAATCATCCTTTGTATTAAAAAAGAATATATCCGTATCACTTTCTAGTAAATCCTCTGTTAATATATCATTTGATTCAGAGTAAGATTCTCCATTCGGTGTATATGACCTCTTGCCTAATAATATCTTATACTTAGCATCTTTTCTATCACCAGTTGTTCTTGGGTCTAGTGTATCAATGCCTATATAAGTCATATCACCAACTTTTGTTTCCTTAAATGCAGTATTTGCCCAAATAGATAATATAGCATCCCTTAAAGGTCTTGGCTTAATTTGATTGGTGGTATTATCAAAAAGTGTTGTGAGTAAATCTATCTTTTGGTCATAATTACTTAAATCATAAGTTGAACTCTCTGTTATAGTTGAATTATTTAAAGTATAAATTGGCATATTTAGTATATTATTTGTAGATTAAAAGTATAATTGCTAGTTACCATATAAATACTTTTATATACTCTAAACCCACCATAGTATGTAAATGGTGATGATGATGTTATAGTATTTACTTGAAATGAACTTAGTGCTAAATCATTTATATCATAAATAACAAATCCATTATCATCTTTTATTTGTCTAACAGGTGGATATATGACTGATTGTGCGAATATGATATAACCTTGTCCATCAAATGAAAGATTAAGACTACCACCGTTAGTCGGATAGCTATCCACTGTTTTAATTACATTTACGTTTTCTATAACTAATTTAAGTGTTTGTGGTGTTACACTATTAGGTGGTAATGAGCCTGATAATGAAGTAGATAAGCTAGATATTATTGCAGAATCATTAGTTATTATGTTAAAAAAGGGCTTTATTGATTCTAGTGTTATTCTTTTTTTATAATCATATCCATCTATACTGTTGCTAGGTGATAATGTTAAATCACTCCTTGTAGAAACCAATAGTTCATATTCAAATTCTCCAGTAAATTGTCTATTTATCTGTGTTGTGATAGAACTACTGAATGTGTCTCCTGGTATATCTGATAATGGTCCACCTTGTGTTATAATGTTCCACGCACCAGTATTAGGTATATTTCTTATAAACCAACTTGAAACTCTTTCTGAAGGCTTTCTAGGAAATGATTTTATAGAAAATGTGAAAGACTTGGTATTAGTATCACCGATTTCTACATATTTATTATTACTTGGACTTAAATCAAACTCTAATTCTGGATCTATTTCTGGATATAATACTCTTCTAAGTATTTCTGATATTGGCCAGTCTTGTGGTGTATCCAAATCCCCATTATCATCAAATGAATTAGCTGGGAAACTTTCACCTTGTTTAATATCTCCTATATCCTCTGGGACTATATCATTTTCTATAAATTCTAATGAAAATCCGTTCAGATTAACTGGATCACCATATATGTTCGTTTCTGAACTAGGAGATCCAATTTGTACATCACCAACCTCTAGTTCAGCCCATTCTAAACTACCAAATGGATATATCCCAGAATATTTAAGTATCTTACCATTTTGTGCATTTGTGCTATTATCAGCAATTGTAGGAAACGATATCCCATTAATATTAACTATATCAGATGATGATATATTTAAAGTACCACCTGGGTTGGGATTTACTATATTAAAGCTTAGAGTATCAGAACCTTCTTCTCTAACTGTTTCTAAATATGGTGAGCTTGGATATAATAACCTATTTGTGCCAGCTAATATAGATATTTTAGTTTTATCTTGACTGACACCGTCTTGTTTTGTATTAAAAAAGAATATATCAGTATCTGATTTATTTAAAAGAGCATCACTCATCACATCAAACGACCCAACACTTCTCTTCCCTAGTAATATTTTAGCCTTTACATCTCTATTTACTGAGTTTCCAGTATCTATACCTATGTACTGATTTTGTCCAGTAGTAGAGGTGAGTTTAAAAGTAGAATTAGCCCAAGTCGTAAGGAAAGCATCCCTAGCATCTCTTGGACTAATTAACTTTTGTGTATTATCTGGTAGAAGTTCTAACAATCCGAATAAATCTTCTTTGCTAGTACTCTCTATTACCTCCCCTATGAAAATACTATATGTATTTGGCATTATAAATATATTTTTTATTATATATTAAAAATGCCACTCCATATATATTCTATACAAATAAAAATTCAATTTTCATCAAATCTTTTACTTTTGCAGTCTTAAGATTTAAATCTTCAAATTTTATTTTATCAAATTTTATTTTATTTTCTATAAGTGATAGCTTTTCCATTTCCTCAGTAAAGGCTTTGGGATCTTTTAATTCTACAGAACCCTCTATCTCTTTACCATCTTGGTCTTTGCCTACTATAGGATTTTCTTCACCATCTCTCTTAGCCCACTTCTCCAAAATCTTTTTCTCTAACTTATTCTTATCCTCTACGATAGAGGATAACTCTTTAATTATTCTCATAAGCTTAAATGCAACAGTTGCATTTATATCCTCATCAATAAGACTGTTTATAGATGCAATGGTTTCTTGTGTTAGTTGTGAATTTTTTACTGTTATTTTCATAGTTATATATTATTTATTGTTATATGAAATAAAAATAAAAGGTTTAATATTTAAGGATTTATTTAAATAATATATAAGCCAAATTAAAATATTAATGGAATTAGCACAATTTTCACAAAAATTTTTTGGAAACGAAAAAGTAATTAAATTAAAAACATTGCCTTCATTGGGTCTGTTCTATCAAGATGACTTCAGTATGAAAATCAGAAAAGCTAGTATACAAGATATAGAAATGTATGAGAGTAATTTTATAAAAGATGATATATCTATGGTAATAGCTAAAATAAAAACCGTTGTTATAAACAATATAACTTTTCAAAAAGGATATAATTTTGGAGATATAAGAAGCATAGATATAGTTTTTATCTTCATTGAAATAGTTAGACTAACGATTGGTAAAAAAATAGGATTTGATTATATCGATGAAGATACAATAGAGAGTAAATATATTGAGTTTAGCCATAAGAATTTTAACTACATAAATTTAAGCAATGACACAATGTCTATGTACAACAATAAAGATAAATGTTTTGAAATCAACGACTATATCTATTCCCTGCCAACAATAGGTGTTGAAACATCTCTCAGTAAATTTTTACTCAAAAAAGAAATAAACGGAGAGAGTCATAAATATTCTGATTTATTCTATGACTTCACACATTTTCTCAAAGATAAAAGAAACTTATCATACGATGAGGTAGATAACTTAGTTAAGATATTTAATGAGGATATAGAACATAAAGAAATTATAAAAATGAAGGAAATACTAAATGTTTTCAAAGATTTTAACAAATATTCTTTAATTAAAGATGGAAAAGAAGTAGGTGTTAATGCTAGGATAGATTTAGAAAACATATGGAAATAAAAAACTCTCAATATATTATATTGAGAGTTTTTGTCTTGCTTAGTAATTAAATGTTAAGAACCACACATTAAACAGTCATCATCATCTTGTGCATTTCTAGAATTTTCAACCATAGTTTGGAATTCTTTTGGTGACATTTCTGATTCATCAACTTTAACTTCTTCTGTTACTTGCTTAGTAGTAAATTTAACAGCATCAGCTGCTCCTTTATTCCTTAGATAATATATACCAGTTTTTAGACAAGATTTTTTATCTCTATAAAATCTAGGAGTACCATCTTCATTATAAATAATTTCTATATTATCACCACTTGGTATAACATCTTGACCTCTTTCGTCTTTTAAGAATTTTCTTCTACCCCATCCATAAAAGTGCATAGCAGTTAGCTTAGCAAAGTTTGGAGAATCCATAAAAATATTCATAGATTGTGTTTGGTCAACAAAAGCCCCCCTATCAGCACACATGTCAATAACATCCTTCTGCTTAACCTCATAAACTGTCTTAAATATCTCTTTAAGATTTGTAGGTATCTCTGGTATGTTTTGAACAGAACCATTTTCTGTTATAATTTTCTTTCTTATATTATCATCCCATATACCTTGTTTAACTAGCTCTTTTACAAGATACTTATTAACCATAATAAATGTACCTGATAATGTTCCTCTAGAGTACATATTAGAGGTCTGTGCTTCATAAGATGCCTCATTACCTAGTATTTGTGCAGTATTATGTGACACACACATATTTCCAGTTAGATACTCGTGAACATCTTCTACTTCTATATCCCATGTAGGTTTAGTCGTTTGTGATTTTGTAATCTTTTTTATTTTCATAATTATTTATTTATTTTTATATTATTTTCTTCTAAAAAGTTATTTATTTTATAACAATTAAGTTTATATGTATCATTAGACCATATTTCTAGTAATTTGAAACCATTGTCATATACCACTTTTTCTTTATGCCTATCTCTTAAATGCTTTTCATTTGCACTGATACCACTAGCAATACATTTCCACGAATTCCATTCTTTATCAGATAATCTATCAGGGTTAGGATGCCATCTCTCACCGTGATATTCTATAATTAGCTTATGACTTTTTATAGCAAAATCATAAAGATAGCAACCATCTTCATAGAAAAGGCATAACTCATTTTTACCAAATGCACCTAAGTGTATATCACAATCATATATACCAAATTCTATTAGTTTTTTATACAAACTATTAAAGTAAGTTAATGACTCCTTACTTGCATTATTGAAATTTACACCCTTTTTCCTAATAAATTTGATAAATTCAGTCTTTGCAACATCTATATTACCATTATGTTTATTTATAAAATATTTCAAACTACTATTGTCTGATATTTTTCTGACTTTAGCGATTGATTCTTTTTTAGTAAATCCTTTGTTGATCCAAAAATTTTTATTAAATGCTGAAGTTTCTGATTTAACCAACAAATACTTATTCCATTTTTCTAATCCTATGATACTTCCGTGTTTGTTAATATACTTTTCTAATGTATGTTTGCTAGTTAATTGAAATTTTTGAAACATTTTTTCACCATTTTCTTTACCATGTCTTCTTATAAATCCAACTAGGTTAGTTGCTTTGTCTGATTTCATTTTTGATATCTTACATTTAGCTTTATCAGTTGATATATTATTGGACTTGGCAACATACTCTAAGTCATATGGGGATTTTCTATCCTTTGCTTTCTTGTCTTTATAATTTTCCCAACCTTTACCATATACTAACTTAAAATAATTTTCTGAACTAACATCTTTAGGATTATTACTTTTATATTCAATATAGGATAAAAACCTTTTAATTTCAAAAGTATTTAATGATTTTTTTAAATATGTTTTTAACTGCCTATCATCGATGTTATTATTTAATTTTAGGTTTATTATGTCAATTTTTTTACATAAATTTATACTCTCTGGTATTCCATACCACGCAAATAATTCATCTATACCACATTCTATATCACTTTCAACTATTTTCACACCTTTTAATTTTTTTAAAAACATTCGCTTTGAAGAGAAAGACTTAGACATCACTTTAACCATAAATACTTTTTTATTTATATATTAAAGTGATGCCTTGTCCTATGCCTACTCCCTCGTATTTTCGAGCATTAGGCTACTTTCAACAATCTCATCACTTTCTACTAAATCATTAGCAGTAATCCATTCATCAGCACCATCCCTTTCTACTAAGAACTTATGATTTTCAGTACATTTAAATATGTTCCCATCTTCTAATTCGATTTCTATAACTTCCTTATGACCATTGTAGAATATTTTATTAGACTCTCTAAGACCAAATCTAGTTTCTACCATTAATGGTGTTTTAAATTTAATCCATCCTTGCTCATTGGTTTCTTCTATTTTCTCCCAATCTATATCCATATCATTCATTATATTTCTATAAGACTTTACACCATCCTCTGTGAATATAGTACCATCACTAGTAAAACACGAAGCGGTCGGCATAACACACGTAGTTAAAGAGTTTCTAACACCATGCTCTAATATTTTAACTCTTAGCTTTTCCCAATCCCATCTTTTTGTTGGTGTAGCACCCCATAAGTCAAACTGAAATTTACCCTCTGATAAAGGAGAACCTTTATAAGTCTCATATGTTCCTTGTTCCTTAGCCAAATCATTCGATGCAGATAAAGCTCCGTAATAAATAGTTTCGAATATTTCTTTATTAAGTGCTTTAGCATCATCACAGTCATAAGGAATTCCGATTAGGAAAAATACATCTGCTAATCCTTGTACACCCAAACCAATCGGTCTGTGTAATATATTAGAAAATTTAGCATTTTCAGAAGGATAATAATTATAATCAATTACATTATTTAGATTTACAGTTGCAGTATAAGCAGTTTCGTATAGCTTTTTATGATTATATGTTTTATTCTTATTCACAAACTTAGGTAGTGCAATAGATGCCAAATTACAAACAGCAGTCTCATTAACACTTTCTTTGCCATAAAACTCTCCTAGATTTAATTTTTCTAAAAGTTCCTTGTTTTCCAATATAGGCTTTTGTGCTTTTGTAATTCCCGTGGCTTCTACTATCTCACCACAATTATGAACTAATATGTTATTTGCATAAAAATTATTGTTTTTATTTACTGTAATATCATAAACAGGTCTATTTTTTACTCTTTCTATTTTTATCATGCTTTTTTATTTTTTTATTTTTTTATTAAAATTGATTTTTATTTTTTCTAAAAGTTCTAAGAAATTCTTTAATTTCTTCCTCTTTATGTTTAAATTTATTTTCCCAGTCCTCTTTATATATAATAAAGAATTCTTTTGTTGTGTGATAAGGGATTTCTTTTTTCGAATTTCTCCTTGCCGTTGTTGAAACAGCTTTTTTTGTTGATCCTATATGTTCTGCTATATACATACAACATTCAAATTCTTTTATAAAATTGAAATCTTTATCAAATAATAGTGTAAATTTTGACTTGTTATTATTATGACCTTTGCTCTTATTTGATAGTTTCTTTCTAGTGGAATCGCTTACAACACTATCCTTATTCCAATGTGTCCCACTTAGTTTTGAAATATGAGATGGTCTTTTTTCCAACGGTAAACCATACATGTTATTTTTAGATCCTATTGCATTCAACCTATGCTTCTCTCTTATTTCTTCCTTGCGTGGATTGTTTGTGAAAGTATCACCACCTTCACCACCTTTTGATATGTTCACTAGTGGTCCTGTTTTATCAAACCTATTACCAATCATTAGTATTAGGTCAATTTCTTTTTTAAATATAAAATCTCTTGTAGAATTTTCGTATAATCTATATATATGTGGTTCTTTATTAGATTTAAGTATTTTGTTTATTATATTCATCTTATACTTATTTTTGGTAACATCTTTTTTAATTTTAGCATACTTTATATGCACGTCTTCCCTTTTGTAATAGGTTTCTGTATTAGAAACACCAACGTAGAATGGTAAGAACTGAAACTTAAGGTTACCAAACTCATAGTTACCTGGTTTTGTTGTATCAGTGATAATATATAAGTAATTAGAAGAAACACACATAATTATTTTTATTTTATATATTAATTATGTGTGTTTCTGATAATTTTATTTGCCGATATTTATGATTCCATAATTTTAACTATATCATCCACGTTTAAATCAATTGCCTTAATATATCCTCTGTTTTCAGTCCATATTTTATGATCTTCTGTACATATTATAAAGTTATCAGTTTCTTTGTCTGTTACTTTAATTGTTTCTGCATTATTGTTTATCATTCCTGAATTCTCAACTAGACACCACTCATCAAGACCATTCTTAACATCTCTAGATAAAACTTCTATTACCTTACCATCTTTAAACAAACCATCTATAGTAACCATATCAAGTTCTTCTTCAACACCATTAATCTTACATCTTACCAAGCTACTACCGTCTAGACAAAGATTGGAACTCTTGATAATACCAATATTCTTTTGATTAGACCTCTCATTAATAGTATCTTTATAGAGTATATAAGGTGTACCAGTTTCTATTTGAGACTCTAAGATTTTATTCCAAACTTCTCTAGCCTTAACAACCTTTTTATATTTTCCCTCACTTTCATATTTAAGGTATAACTCACGAAATTCATCACCATAAGTGTCACCCAATCCTTTACATTCGTTAGGACACATCAAAGGCCAATCTTTGTCCAAATCAACTCTTTCCATAAATAGGTCATTCATCCACATAGCTAGGAATAAATCTCTAGCCCTGATTTCTTCCTTACCTTGGTTTTTTCTTAAATCTAAGAACTCCATAATATCAGCATGCCATGGTTCCATATAAATGGCTATACTTCCTTTGCGTTTCATTTGCTTTGTTATCATTAGGGTCTTTATCCTAATTTCTTATACTTTCATACAAGATCAGACTATATCTTCACATTTCTGTGTTTGGTGCTCGTGTTGATTTCTTGTGGTCTACATTACTCTCATTAGTCGTTGAACCTTTTTCTTATCCCTAAGAAAGGCGGCTGCTGATTGTCCAATTTATCATTTTTTTAACTTTCACACTTAAGATTACTCTTTATGTTGTAGTAATGATAACTCTAAGAATTTCCCAGCAATTCTCCAAATTTTTTAAAGTGGAAGCATACGCTTATTTACCTCCACCGTTATGAACTATTCCTAGCCCATCAACAATATAATTATGTTGATTTTCTATCTCTAGATCATGAACATTTTGATTCTCTATTTTATTAATTGATATATCCTCTATACCTTCAAAATCTAAATTGTCTATAATTAGATTTAAATCAACAGGATCTTCAATCCATTCTGTTCCACTTTCAATGTTTTCTTTCATACTTTCCGTTTTTATTTTTATTTTTATTATAATCATTTTCCCAAATATATATTATCTTATATCCATTTGAGATAATAATGTTTTCTTTATCTTTTGTTTTTTTATAAAGTTTTCCATATTCTTCTTTAAGAAGTGGATTTATATCTGTTTTTTTATAAACTTCAGGATTTCCGTGGAAAAAGTCACCATAAAATTCGTATATTATTTTTCTTTTCTTATCTATACCATCTACACAGAAAACCTTCTTACCAAAATTAATATACACATTTCTATTGATGTTATCTATCCCCATATCATCTAACCATTCGCCTTCTTTAATAGACTTATTATATGTTTTACATAATTTACAACCTCTTCCTTTATGATAAAAATTGGCAGCTTTAATACTGAAATCCCCATGCTTTTTACAAGTTATTATAACATCACTATACATACCTTTGTAGTTTACTTTACTATATAAATAGTCTTTATACTTTTTCTCACATTTTTCTACGAAATTACAATATTGGCTTTCATTAGCACATTTTTTACAGCCTTGTCCAGATAAATGCTTTCTAGCTTGTTGGTAAAAGTCGCCATGTTTTTTACAAGTTATTGTAACATTGTCTAAATTTGTTATATAGGTACATCTATTATAATTATATTTATGAGAATGTACTCTATTAGCAGATTTTACAAACAAGGATGTATCAGACTTTTTGCTCTCACCAGTTCTTTCTCTACCACATAAACTACAACCAGAACCATTTAAATGACTATTTGGCGTTATCTCAAATATTCCATGCTTACTACATATTATACTAACCTTAGATATTGCTGATTTATATTTAACTAACTCATAACTATATTTATTACTATGCTTTTTTTTAAATTTTTTAATTGTTTCTTCCGTATTACACTTTACCATACTATAGTTTAATATATTTTTTACAAACCCTAGAGGATTGTTACTATATATATTAAACTACAAATATTAGTATTTTACTATTTTATCGCTTTCCATTAATTCATTAGCAGAAATCCATTCTACATTATATACACCTTGCTTAATTCCTTCTTTAATGGCTTCTTTAGATATGTCTTTATCCAAACCTCTAATAACTAATATTTGGTGTCCTTTCGTAACCCTATTAGCACCACTCTTTGTTGTAATTGTTATAAAGTCATCTGATTTATTAAAATCTTTTCTCTTTATAACAGAATTATAAACACCATCACTAGTCAAGACTTTGTCACCTTTTTCTACTTCATTTATGTTTATAACACCTCTCTCTGTTATTACTTTACTCTCTGGTGTAAAGCACTGGTCAACTGCTCTAGCAGTTTCATTATAAATCTTTAAGAAAGGAATTATACCATTCGAAGTACCGTTAGTACCTGCTATATAACTACCTTTTGCTCTTACATTATTGAAATTAATACCTATCCCACCTGCGTTTTTAGATATTTGAGCAGATTCTTTAAGAGTATTAAATATCCCTTCAATAGAATCATCTTCCGTGTCTAATAAGAAGCAAGAAGATAATTGTGGTCTCCTAGTACCAGAATTGAATAAAGTTGGTGTAGCGTGTGTGTAATACCCCTCAGACATCGTATTATATGTCTCAATAACTTTATCAATATTATCTTGCCATATTTGTATGGCAGTTCTCATATACATATATTGAGGACGTTCTGCAACTTCACCATTTATTTTTAACAAATAAGACTTCTCTAATGTTTTGAAACCAAAGAAATCAAAATGATGGTCTCTAGTATGTATTATAGCAGAGTCTAGCTTATCTGCATTTTTCTTAACAATCTCATAGAAACTTTTAGACACAATTGGTGATTTCTCATTTGTCTTTGGATTTATATATTTGTATAAATCTTTAACCGTTTCAGAAAATGATTTTTTCGTATCTTTATGCAATGCAGTTATAGCTAATCTTGATGCTAATATTGAATAATCTGGGTGCTTAGTAGCTAATGCGGCAGCTGTCTCGGTTGCTAGTTTATCTAGGACTGAGGTCTTTATATCTGGTGCAACACCACCAATTACTTTTTGTGCAACATCAAATGGACTTACCCATTTTCTATCTAATCCATAAGTTTGTTGCTCTATTCTATCTAGAATTTTATCTAGCATTACTGGTTCTTTCTTACCATTTCTTTTTACTACCTTTATCATACTTTATTATTTATTTTTTGTTATTAATGTATTTTATATATCAATATTTTATATTCCCCAAACATATAATGTTTAAAATTAAACTAGTTTTTATTACTAATAATTTAGACTATAAAAAATCTATATGATCTAATTTATTTAAATTATATTTGTACTTTGTATTATTCAAAATCTTAGTGATATCCTCTAAGTCAACATCATATTTATTCTCATAAGAGTCAACTCTGTAAATAGAATCTTCATAGTTAGTTTCTAGAACAACACCAGTTATTAATTTAGATATTGAATTTTCAACTACAAGAAACTCTATTTCAGTTCCTTCATATATATTTCTGTTTGTAACATCTTTAGAGTTTGAACCCTTTCCAATATGCTCTTGTAATTCATCAATAATTGATGTACGCCACTTATTATCTAATAGTTTAAACATATTAAATAAATTATCAGAAAAGTATACAGATAGTTCATTAAATAATTCTACATTGGTAAAATTCTCGTCATTTAGTTCTTTTTTAATAAGCCTATAGTACTTATTAAAGTCTATACGTGAAGGCTTTCTTCTATTTGATGTAAAGCTAAGACTAGTCTTATTTTTAAGAACATCATATACTTTTTCCTTTACTTTTTTTTCTCTAATATAGGCTTCATAGTCCACTGATTGCTTGTAATAGGATGATGTTTTGTCTATTTCTATATTATCTTTAACAAATGTTGAGATATTATCTGGACCATCTTCACTTACAGGTTCTTCTTTTTTCCCCTTGAAAATGGAATCATATTTTAAAGAATGCTTACCCTCACTTTTATGTTTAGATATTTCAACACTTTTGTCATTCTCAACATCATCAGAATCTACACTTTCATCATTGTCAGAGATGTTAAAATCATCTTCATTTATCTCTATGGATATTTCTAGACTGTCGTCATCGTCAATAAAGTCATATTCGTGGTTTTCTAACTGTTCTTTCTGTCCCTTAATCTCTTTAATTTTTCTAGTCATTTTTTATCTTTTTTTTAATTTATTGATCAACAAACATATCACCCTCTAATGTTAGATATGTCGTGTTTAATGTTAGTCTAACCTGTGATTTAAGAAAATCTCCATCTCTTTGTTTAAGAAGTTTAAATCTGAATAGGTTTTGCCTTTTCATTTCTTCCGTTCTTATTATTGCAAAAAATGTGTCGGCAGTTTCTGCGATAGCCTTAGATTCTGGTACACTTTCTAGTGTTATATCAGATGAATTCCAAGCATCTTTAGCTACTTGTACACCAGTTACAACTGGGCATGAATATTTAGCACCTAATGCCCTCAAACCTTCGGCAAGTTGTTTACCCTTAGTATAGAGACTATCAACACCTGGTGCTTTTAATGGTGCTATGAGTGTTATATAATCTACTATAATCATATCTATTTTTATATCTCTCTTATCTTTTAACTTTTGGATATAATAATCAAAGTCATCAATATTTGCAGTACCAGCTGCCCAAAACTTAGTCATTATCTTACCTACCTTCTTATCAAATAAATCATTTTCTGATATACTAGATAATCCCTTTATCTTCCTTCTTATGAGTTCAGTATCTTTTGATATTGTATCATAATCATTTATAGGTATTTTCAAACGCATAGAACCCAACCTCTTCATAACTTTTCTTTCACTCATCTCTAGTGTAATGTATAGTACGTTATGTCCACTATTGGCACTCTTCACTGCAAAGTTCTGCATCCAAAGTGAGTTGTGACTTAATATACCATTAGTGTAGTATTTTTTATCAGAACCTACACCAAGTTGTAAGTCATACATATGTGATTCTTTTCCAGTCTTATCAAAATCCATTATCATCTCAGGGCCTTCTTTGGTCATTATAAAATCACCTAATTCTAAGTTCTTACAAAATAGTTCTGTTATGTCACACTTCCTACTAATAAAGTTCAGATTATCACATCTGTATAGTATATGGTCATCTGCACATATCAATTCACACCCATTAGCAAGGATTAGTTTATATTCTTCATATTTAATAGTTTTTCCAATTCCTTCAATATCAATCCACCCTTGTGGTGTTTCAACTTCTAAATTATTAACCCCATAAGCTTCTACGAACTTATCATATAATGGTTTGTCGTACTCACCTTCTAAGAGAGAATCGGCTTCTATTATTTTAAAATTACTATTCATTAATATTTTATATTTATGTGTGATTATTATACTTGTAAAATTTGTTAAGTTTAGATATCTCTCTTTATTTTACACAATTTAGCTATTACTATTTTGATTACTAATATCATTAAATAGTTCTCCGATTTCTATCTCTTTAATAATATTAGTGTCCTTGACTCTAGTGTTTACAAGTGTTTTAGTAGAAAAACATTTACCACCATTAGTTTGAGCCATAATTACGTTCAAAGTTGAGATATCCCAACCACCACCTAGCATATGGTCTATTGTTTCGAATCCACATTTTACTTTAAACCTTGAGGAATCTTGAACATGGTTTTCTGGTTCATCAAAATCAGATCCCATATCTTCATCTTGTACAAAATTTACAGATGACATCTCATTGATAATACTTTTTATTTTATTAGCAGATTCAACAGCATGTGCAAAGTCTGATATGTTATCCAAATTTCTAGTTTCCTCTATGACATCAACTGTTCCAGTTTTGATTCTATTAGACAGCACCCATCCATTAAACTTTGGAAGTATAAAATTAACTTCATTGTATTCACTTAGGTTAACATCTAATATAGATTTGAGCATAGGCTTTGTTATGATACCTTCTTTATCTTCTAATGATACCATATCTAGTATTTGCCTATTACTAGGGGGCTTTGTTTCAGTGGATGTAAGCATGTAATTTCTCATAACCTCATATACAAACTGAATTGTTGAATTTTTAAAGAAAAATGGTTTAACTATTTCATAGTATTTTTTTCTATTTGAAAGAATATAGCTGAAGAATACTTTTTCTAATTGTGGTGTCATATATTTCTATTTTAATATTATACGTGATAAGATATTTAAGTTTACCTATCTTTGTGTTTTTAAGATTTATTTGTATTATCATACATGTAATCAAGGTAGAATATGCTTCCAGAAGGGTGTGTTGAAATCGGTAATATACCCGATTTCATAAGTTCTTTGTATGAACTATTATCCTCTATTTGTTTTTCTACATACTGGCTATCCTCTAGTATTGATTTTATTTTAGATGTTCTGTTTTCTGTCTTTACAATATTTCTAATTTTGTCTAATTCTTCATCATCAATAGTAGCAAAATCCGTGCTAACTGTTTTAGCAGCAACTTTTAAGATAGTTGGAAATAATAAATTTATATTTTTCATCATTGTGCTTTCCCTTTATAGTTTTAGGAAAGCCGTTTGTTTAGTACTACTGCTCTTTAATCATTTCTGAATCATTATATTCAGTGCCTATACCATTTGGAGAATCTATATCAAACTTATTTATTTTCTTTGGTTTAGTGTTTTTTATTATTTGTTCTTTATTCACATCATCGGAGTCTATAGACTTTAATAATTTATTCATATCTTCCCTTGACACACTAGACTCAATACCCCCTATTATGCTTAGAAGTTCTTTTGGACAGTTGTTATAATCAAATTTATTTGAGCTAATAACACTAAGTGTTGCTTTGAGTAGATTTGATAATCCTTTTATTTTAAGTAAATCAGAGAATTCATCTATATCAGTATCAGTATCTTTATACACAAATGAGAATAAGTCCTTTATGCTATATAATGACTTAATTATTTTTTTAATGACACCATTTCCAACGCCTCTTAATTTCAATTCCTCCAATAGTGTTTTTGAAGTAGTTGTCAGTATATTCTCATCTTTATTTGGATATGTCTCATATTCTAAGCAAATAACATAAAAAGTACAAATTGATGCTATAACAGACACTTCTTCTTCTAATTCTATTCTATCACAGTTAGATAGTAGTTCATTTATTATGGGCATAAACATAGATACTTTATCAGAAAACATCCCCAAATCTTTTAATTCTATATTAAATTTAGATATTATACTATCTTTGTGTTTATTGTATATGTCATCACTTATAGAATTTTTTTCAGATATTTGGTATAATGAATGCATAAAGCAATCGACCATCGAGGCAATGTTTGAATATTCGTTAAATTTCTTTATTTTATTCATATACTATATATTAACTATATTAACCTTTAAAATATTTTACTATATTAGCACAAAATGACAAAAATGGTTATTAGACATTAATATATATGTTATATAAAAAATAGATAAAAAG